ATTATTTTACGCGCCATTAATTTCGGCTTTAACGACGCGTGTGGACTCCTCTTTGACTCCAATGATGTTAGCAGCAGCTACACGATAGCGATGTCTAAAACCTCCGTCTGTCCACTCTAGTAGCAGCATACCATTGTCTTCTAGATTCATCTCTAGATTACGTAATGAACTGCTACCAGGCGTAAGGGTGGTTTTCATATTTCCGCCATTAGTGACACCTGGGATGAAAAAGGTTGTATGGAACTGAGCGTAGATTACGGGCTTACCCATTTGCGTCCGCCTGTTTCTCGCCTACTTTAGCGCCTTGTAGAGCGGCTGCTTCAAAGTTAAGTTCGCGCATACGGTTATTTAGAAGATCTACATCCTTTTGAAATGTAAATGCTTGATATGTCAGATGTCCTGCTCTAGTACATAATGCAGAAAACTCAGATTGAATGTCTTGGAGTGTTCTAGCTTTCTCCTCTGGTTTTACTTCTGTAGCTGGTAGGTCTACTTTTACTTGTTGGGCTTTGGCTTTTGCCATATGTTGCTCCTTTCAGGGGCGGGTTAATTATCCGAAGATAAAAGGGTTATAGATAAGATGTGGGTATTTTGTCTTTGCAATTGATAGCCCAGATTTAGTAGCGTGCGTAAAGGCGCGTAATTGTGAAGGTATTAAAGACTTACCAATACCAATATGCCGCCAAGAGCTTTTCACAAAGATCCAATCTAACACCTGGGTGGGATCGCCATGAATAGGAATGGTGCGGAATGCTGCATATCCTAGTATAACGTCGGGATCATCTTTTAGGCAGGCTATCTTAACTCTCACGCCTTCTCGATCTAGATAACGCTCTAATATTACATGATAAGATTCCATGAATATGTCCTTCGGAACTTCACCGAAGAAAGTATCCCCGTAGTATAAGCCTCGCAGCCAGGTTGCAAGAATAAAATTTCGGTCATTTAGTTGGTAGTCTCTAATTTCTATGAGACTTTTTCGGTCAAAGGTCGTCGGAGAGGTCATATTTTTTAAGCATTTCCTTTGCTAGGCGTCTGATGATTTTATTAGTCATATCACGAGAAGGGTTTAAGATTTTTCTGCGTTTGAGTTCAGTTTCAATTTCTCTAGTGCTTTTACCATTAGTATGTAGTTCCCAGACAATTTTATCTTTTCGAGTCTCAAATTTATTATCGTTTAGGAATTGTCCTGCTAAGGCAAAATATCTAACTTTAGCGTTATAAGATTCGATGGGATACCTAGATTTTCTAAAAGCAGTTGAATTACAAACCATTAACGTGTCCTCGCCTTTTTCAATATCGTTAAAGCCTTCGTCTTTCAACTTCTTGTACCATTTTTCTTGTAGTTTTTTAAACTGGGGCGTTTTGTATTGGGTGGACATCGTCAGCTACCTGGGGTGTTGTGGTAGCTTCTAATTTTGCTGCGGCTTCTGCGGCGACTTGCTTGTCATATTCCGCTTTTTGTTCGTTCTTAATATCTTCCATAACATAAGCTGCAATTTGGCTTGCGGCTCCTTTGTGTATGGCTAGCGCGAAGTATCTTTTTGGCTTATAAGCTTCTGTTTGTCCTAAGCGCATTAATAGCGCACAAAGGCTAAAGCGTACAGATCGCTCATCCATCGGAGGGGCATATGTATCTATGATTGATTGAGACCAAGCGTTAAACTCAGTTACTCCTTGGGGCAAAGAACTAGGAAAAGCTCCTCTGATTCTTGCGATTATGTTTTTAATTTTTACTAAAGCATTGTTCATACATCAACTATCCCATAAAAATGGAATAGTGTCAATATAGAATAGTAAAATATTCTATTATTTTAGATTATTATTTACATTATTAGTAAATATATGAAATTACATAGTGTAATCCTATCCAAAATTCATGCAAATAAAGCTACAACTAATTGAAATTATGCAGCTTTCTTGATTTCATCCACCAAGATTTCTGCTTCTCCTACTAGCGTCGCCTCTAAAGCAATTACATCTTCCATAGCTATAGCATAGTCTTTTAGCTCTCCTTTAGCTCTAGCAGCTTGTGCTCTTGCTTTCGATCCTTTAATAGCCTCTAATACCATCTCGATGCGTTCTGTTATATTCATATAATCTCCCTTACCTTTTAATGAGTATCTCTTAGTGGAGGGAAATAGTCAAGTTATTTTAAATCAGAGAGATTTCGAGCACTTGCGGGTTTTGCTGTTAAATCGACACCTGGGAGTATTGTAGTGTTTTCCATAGCAGTTTTAAGGACTTCCTTCATTTCATCTTCGAGATGCTCTGGACCTTCGAGAATTAGCTCATCGTGGACCTGAAGTATTATTTTTACTTCTGTCCAGCCTCTAGCGTTAATCTCATTCCAACAGGCGATAGCCGCCCTATTCATGATAGAGGCGCCGCTGCTTTGTACGCGATGATTTACAGAGAGATTCAAAAGACTTCTCCATACGTAATCAAGTTTTGCGTGTTCCGCATTTCCAAATAATTGAGGGATTTGCATTGCATCTGGAATCCTACGTGGTCTCCCATATAGGCTGTAGACTTTACCTGTTGTTTTAGCCTGCTCATGTGACGCAATCATGAAGGTATATACACCTGGGAAATTCTCAAAATACGTATCGATGATAGTTTGTGCCTCTTCTGTGGTTTTACCTAACATCGGTCCCATCTTAAAAGCAGTTGTGCCATATGTGGCAGCGAGTGGTACTTTCTTGGATAAGTCTCTTAATGCTGGAAATTTCTTAGCAAATGAGTTCGGATCGTCTTTCTTTAGTGATAATCCTCTTTTCTTAAATATTGGTGCGCCTACCACAGAATAGAAGTCATCTCCTCTTTTAAAGCAGTCAAGTAAACTTTTGTCTTTACTCACACTAGCGAACACTCTAGGCTCTAGTTGATCATAATCGGCGCCCACAAAGACTTTTCCAGGTCGTGACACGATACACGCTTTTACGCGTTTATCGTCTTTGGGTAGATTTTGGAAATTAGGTGTTTTACTGGAATAGCGTCCAGAGGTCGTACCATGTTGCAGGAAGCTAGGACGAATGATGTTATAAGTCATTTTAGTTTGAATACCTTCCACGTAGGTATTTAAGATCTTTAGGCTCTTCTTATAAGCTAGGAGGCGCTCTACCCATTTATACTTATTGGCTAGTTTTGCGAGTGTTTCTCTACCACAGGCGAGATACTGCCAAGGGTCTCCAATTTTACCAGGTCGTGTAGGTTTTCCTGTTTTCTTATTAATACCCGCTGGCTTATAAATATAGCCTTTACGCTCTCTACACATCTGAATAAAATCATTTTTTGCTCCAATAGCATATGGGATTGGAAGTTCTAATGCTTTACAAACTTCTTTACCACCTTTAGTTAGTGTATTAAAATCGTTTTCTAGCTCAATGAATAGGAGCCATGCGAGTTGCTGAGTCGCACCAACATTAAAGTGATTAGTTTTTCCAGTACCAGGGTATTTTTTCTTAACGTGTTCGCGTACTTCATCGTTGATGAACGCAATACCTTCTGCGCACTCAGCTTCTAGTTCGGCTTTTAGGGTTTGTAGTTTTACTGGGTCTACTTTAAGCCCTGTCGTGTTCATGTCATAGGTAGGTCCACGGAGAAGAGGCATAGATTCATCTTCATAGAAAAATTGATCTAAACCTTCTTCGTAGAGAATCGGTACGTCGTTATAGAAGACTTTTAAGGTGAGTATGGCGTCTTTGGCACCATAGTGTGCTATGAGGTCTACATCAGCCTTATAGAGCTCGTAGCAGGCTTTTGTTAGGACTCCGCCATTCCTGGCTACGCTTTCTTTCATGGCTGCCTGCTCCGCTCTGGCGTCTTCTCCGTAGAGTTCGACACCGCGTTCCTTGAGTCCGTTACTACGATTTTCATTGAGAAGATGTCCTAAGATTAGAGTATCTGTATGGACATATGGCATGAGTTCAATGCCAAAGTTTTCAAAAGTTTTAGCGCAATCAAAAGGCGCGTTTTGACATATGAGTTGGCGCCCTATTAGCGTTCTTATGAAGGCTTTTGCGCCTTTAAGAGTTTCTAGATTGATAAGCGTTTTTGTTTTGGTGTCCCAATACGAGAGAACAACGTAATAGCCGACGTCCACATCAATAGCGATAGAGAAGCCGATAATTTGAGCGCCTTTATTGACGCCTGTTGTTTCAGTGTCATATGCGGTGAAGGCATCAGGATGATTCTCTAGGTGTAGACGCAGGTCTTCTAATTGTTTTAGGGTTTTGATTATTACTAGCTTCTCCATCGGGGTCACTCCTCATGCTCACATAAGTCACTAAGTCAGTTTTTCTATCTTTGCCTCTGTCCTTAGTGGCTGCTTTATTGAACCAATTAAAAGAGGTCTCATCTTCTTGAGTCATATCTCTTAGACATTCAGTTATCGGATCAAAGTAAAGTAAGTATCGCACATCTTCTCGTATTACGTCTACACCTATTTTTTTATGTCTAATTTTACAAAATTTATAGGCGGTAATTGTCGGGCATGCTGAGTTCTCATAACAGCGCTTTAGAGGCTGCCAGATTGTCACCATGTAATCACAGTAAGCCTCAAATAGCATAGTACCATAGGCGGCATCTTTGTTTAGCTCTAAGTCACCAATCCCTGCCTTCTCGCGGCTAGTCTGAGATTGGATTACTAAGAGCGTTTGGGTCTTTTGGGCAAAAGGTTTTAGACTATGGCAGATGTCCATTAGATCCTGCTGTTCGCCCTTCCCGCCTGCTTTCTTTAGTGCTCCGATGTGGTCAATTACGACGCATCCGATCTTAGTTTTAGTCGTTGTTTGGAATTTAAGGATATAAGCTTCAATGTCTTCTAGGGATAGCTGCCTATACCCTCCTACTTCGTCGTAGTTGCTCATTACATGCACTTTGTCGTGTAGGTAAGTCTTCTCACCACACATAGTCCTCCAATGCTCTGCAATCTCCTCTGCGGGCTGTTCTAGCGGTATGATAAAATGATGATAATCTGGATTGAGCTCCACAAAGCCCATGAACATATTTAAGGCTACTGCAGTTTTCCCGACACCAGAGCCTCCAACGAGTCCAAAGACTTGTCCTAGTCGAAAACCATGCGCGGTATCATCTAGCCACTTATAACATGGAAATCTGATTCCTTTAAGATTCCCTCCTCTTTTAGCTAGGATATCTTTGATTGAGTCGGATAGGTTTAAGCCTAGATCATCTGGCTCCTGCTCATACGTCCATATTTTATCAATAATATTAGTTGCATAAGCTACGCGATGCTTTGGCATCCTATCCATAGCTTTTTTACAGTTTACTAGCACCGATAGTGCGTCAGCTCTAGTAAAGTCTGAAGCAAATAGGATATGTCCTAGACGATAATCCGCTTCGCTTCTGTCTGTGGTGTTACCAAGCCAGATATCTTTAACTTCTTGACTATTCTTTAATAAGGCGCCGAACTTCACGGGGAGTTTAGTGTTGATCTTTGTGTCTGAAGTATCCACTTGATAAGTTTTATCAAAATGACCCTGACAATACACTTCGTCTTCTTTAGTCAAAATAGGAAGAAGGCTATCTAACTGCTCACTAGAATAACTTATGTCTTCCGACCATTCCTCAGTGCAAGGCTTTAGATTATCAGGATCTTTAGTGTTTAGTGTCCCTGGCGTGCGCATTAGCTGATAGATTTTACTTACCGCTAAATCCGTATCAAAATACCTAGCTAAACGACGTTGTAGCTTTAAATAGGTCATAGCATCAAGATCGGTTACTTTCCAATACACATGCACACCATTACCAGAATAAATGATACGTGTGGGAGGGATGGGACTATCAAATACTACCTGAACAAAGCTTTCCTTGCTTTGATGTACTCCGTCCTTTAGATCCATATCTACGAAAACATAGGAGAAAGTATCTATCTGAGAGCCGTCTACTGTCTTCCCTTCCTCATAAGTACTTGGGCTATTAGGAAGATAGTAGATATTATAATAATTCTCGTTAAGACTGTGTAATTGATGCTCATCTAATTTTCCTTCTATTACTTTTCGACTGGCAGGATGTTTCTTTTTTGCCCAGTCGGGTAATATACACCGATGTATCATGAAAACCTCCTCTCACTTTAAGTTACCTTTTTTCAACCCGTATAATAGTTTTCTTGCTTTAGTAAGGGTGTCGGCCTCTTTTAATTCTTTTACAAGTTTTTTCTTTTCAGCTATGGATGATTGGAGTTTCTTGTAATTCTCTAGATTTCTACCTAAATAACTTTGTGCTGATCCGTATGACTTCTTCGTTTTATCTTCTGACATGGTTACTCCTTTGGTTAAAATGTTGCCGCCAACTCCACTCACAAGTCTAGTGCTGAATGAAGTTGGCGGACTTAGACGGCTTTTAGGTGTCTATCTTTTTGCTGTTTGAGTGCGGCCTTTATTAAGTAGCGCCTGTACTTTTGCTTGTCGAGCGGCATCTGGAGTCGCAGTAGGGGCTGCAGGACGAGCCGCTCTAGTTACTGGAGCCTCATCTAGTTGTTCTTCTTCAGCGTCTACATCAGTTTCTTCTTCATATGTACCTTGATCTGGTACATCTTCTTCAAAGTTATCGTCAGATTGAGAATCATTGGAGTTAAGTCCTTCAACTTCAATGGTATTCTCAGCGTCGACTTCTACTTTGAATTTGTACATATCTTTTTTACCTGGCACAGCTTGCATGCTTGTCTGGGTAATACGAATCATTTGGCCAGGCACCACGGTTTGAATCTTACGATCTAGGTCTGTTTTACCCCAGATACCTAGGTTACCCTTTGAGGTCTGCAAAAAGTGAATACTAGCTTCACCTGATAGAGACATCTTAGACTCTACTTTACGTGTACCTAGATAATAACCTTCAGCGGTCTTGGGGTTAGCCCTGCCGGTTTTCTTGTTAACTCCGCCTAATGCAGTTGTGTTATCAGCGTCTAAGCTGCTAACTTCTTTGAATCCCATAGTTACTCCTTTGAAGCTAAAGCTTCGGTTTTATAGCGGTCATCCACTAATTTTTGTTTTGTAGCGTGTAGCTCTGATGCAAACATCAAGCAACATGACGCATGGTGAAGATGCGAGAGTCCTGTCTCAGGATCTAGATCTTCACCTGAGTTAAAAGCAAGTATGTGGCGTAGAGCGGCTCCGAGTGTACGCGAGTGCGCTAGGCCTCCTCTCCAATTATGAGCTGCATATTTTTTAGCTCCGAAGGTGAGTACTTGTCCTACGCCGTTTAGCCATTGGGTAGACAGTAGATCGAGTCTTACTTTTTCACCGTCGTGTTTAATGCCAGTTAGCTTGTCAAAATGTGATGTACCTAATCCTGCGTCACTCATAATTAATTCTCCTCTTTATCTATCTTACGCTTTATTTTTTCCGTCGTCAATATCTTTTTTACAATAAATGCAATTTTCTTTATCTGCGACAATAGCAAAATGTTTCTTGCTGATTGGATATATGTGGATATGATCAGCGCAAAGTCTTCTAACAGATCTTTTCATAAAATATATTTTAGCTACTGGCTGATCTTTTGCAGGCTCAGCTTTCTTTTTATTCAAGGGCGACTGGACTTTAATGATGTGATACATAGCAGCATATAAGCCCCAAGATAATAAGATTATGATAATGAAAGGCCAAGCATTAGTCATTATTTACTCTTTTAACTAGACTAATATTAGATTTGGTGTGTTTTAAGATCTGATCAAATAAATCAGCAGCAAGATTAAGAAGCTCTTGTCCTCGTTTTGCCATTAATTCTGAATAGATTTCTTCTAGATCTGCCACAGTAGGAGCTGTACCGTCGTGGCACATCTCAGTTAAATATGCATGTACAAGCTCGTGGATGATAGTCTCTAATTCTACACCGAGGATAGGTAGGTCAATTTGCCGTTTCCAGCCCTTAGTCATCCCTACGCTATCTTCGCCATTTTTCTTTTTATAGCGTCTATTTTTAAGAACTTTTAACTTCCACTCTTTACCTAAAATCTCAAAATTAATTATTAGCATACTCACCTGTCCAAACATTGAAGACTTTATTTACGTAATGTAGATTCTTTATACGTCCTTTAGTATTGACGCGGTATGTCCCTGCATTATAAGCTGCGATAGCTTTGATAGCATCACCATCATATCTATGCAGTTGTTTCTTGAGATACTTCCCTGCGTAATGGATGTTGGCTTTACTGTCATGTCTTAGAGTTTCTGGAGTACCTTTAAAGCCAAGTTCTTTAGCTGTTTGAAACTTGATCTGGCAAACTCCTAAGCTGTCGCTTCCGCCGTCATTGTGGTGAATAGCAGAAGCGGTATGCTTAGTCTCCACATAACAAACTGCAGAGAGAAGTCCTGGAGGAAGATCAAACATAGCGGTAGTTGCGGCAAAAGCCATAATGAGTGTCATCATTCATAAAGAATAGCCTAACCTGACATCCATGTCAAGCTAGCGCGTAGTACCTCGTTTTAATGAGGTTTTTTTCTCTTTAGAGAATAAATTAACCCGTCCTTGGATCTCGGAGCCACATTTCATACATCGATATCGTTGATATTTACCTACTGAGGTATAAGTGTGTCCATTCTTAACGAGATCCTCATTTCCACACGTACACCTAGTGATTTGATCGTCGTGGTACACATTAAAGTTAACCGCATTATCCCATGGAATTAGTTTTGTGTATAACTCTTCAAGTGCTAATACGTCGTAGCGATTGTATTTTTCCATCTCTTTCCAAGCTTCTTTGTTGCCCTTCAAACATTCGCTCCACATTTCAAAACCGCTAAATTTTTCATGTTTTAGCTTTTTGTATTTCGTGCAAAGTTTATCAGACATATACTCCAATTTATTGCTAGTGAAGGCAAAATGCTTTTTAGCAAGTAGAAGCGTATCAATGTGTTTAAAGCTACTCGGAGGCTGCATTCCTTGTAGAATAAATCTAGCATTAAGTTTCTTCTGATCAAAAGCCTTACCATTTTGAGTGATTACTATGTCCGCCTCATCCAGAAGCTTCCAGATACCCTGTAGAATTTTCTTATCATCTTCTACGTTCTTAGCATTCCGCTGATCTTGGTACATAGTCTTATTAGATTTTAGGTCTAACCACTTTGCAGCCCAGGATATAATATGCCAATCATTGTAGATTTGATTTAAAGCGACATTATTGTCCCAGAGACTCCATACGTATCCAAGCATCGGCGCAGTTTCAATGTCAAATAGGAGAATCTTTGGACCTTGTGCTTTTATCATGTTAAACTCCAGCTTCTAGGTTATTTGAGGTAGTATCGACTTCCGGTAATGGCTGTGCGTTTTTAGCCATATCTGCTTGAATTTGGCTCATCATAAACGCCTGTACGTCTTGAGCTCGTTTGTTCATATCGTTTAGCGTGGTGTTCACCATTGCTTGAATCTCTTCTAGTTTGAAGGTGATTTCTTTTTGCAACTGGCTATATATCTGTTGTGAAAACTCTTGATTTAAAATTGATGGTAAGAGCTCCTGCGCTATCTGTCTAACTTGTCCTCTAATTACTTTTGCTTCATTTCCCATTTTCTTTTTTCTCCTTCTTATATTTACGACGTTCTTTGTTTTCAATCTTGGATTTAGCCTCATGGCAGTCGGAACAAATCGCCTGTAGATTGACAATATCACACCATATACGATCTGTCAACTCTTCTAACGACATATCAGCAAAAGATGAGTTAGTCGGGACAACCGGTGAAATGTGATCGACCGCAAGCGATGATTTTGCATCTAGTTTTCCGCATTGTTCACAGCGACACCATGTTTTGACTCTTTTGCGTGTTTCGTCAGTATAGCCTTTGACTATAGTACGTTCAATTACAGTTTTACGTAATTCAGAGCGGCTAAAGACTCGTCTTATAGCACCCTTAATTAAATTCCATTCTTTTGCTGTAATCCTAGGATTCAAGTTCTTCCTCAATATGACTAATATCATCAATCATTGTTACTTTAAACTTACGCTCGAAAAGACTCTGGAAAGTTAGGTCATGGTCTATCACCAGAATGGATTCATGATCTAGAGATAGTTCTTGTAATAAGCCAAATGCTTGTACTTTCATATTAGAATCCAGTCCGTCAAGCGCCTCATCGAATGCGAGATTACTGAAGTGTACACCTGCTCTATCTGATGCCGCAGCCATGACAGAAGTGGTAAACGCAAGTTTTAGAAGTCCACGCTGTCCTTTTGAGAGCTGCTTATAGTTGCAGGAGTGTCCAGACTTCTGAATTTCAACGTCCAGATTGTCCGCATCCGTAAGGAGAAAAGAGACTCTAATCTCCGCATCAAAATGAGTATCCAAACAATTATTAGTGGCGGTTTCAATCGCTTTAACTGCCTGTTTAAGAAGCTCTCCTCGTAAGTTAGAGGAAATATCGTAAAGGAAAGATAAGTCGCTTAAATGAGTTTCTAGGCTATCTAAAACGAAAGCAGTGCGTTTCTCGGCTATTTCTAATTGCTCAAATTCATGTGAATCTTGTGCCACTTGTGCTCTAAATGGATTTATTCGGGTCTTCTCATTATTAAGTTGATCATAATAAGGATTGGCTCGATGCATCTCCTCGTTCATTTGAACCGTATATGGATTAACTTCACCTTGTAATCGCTTTAGCTCTTTTATATCATACGAGTGCTGAAGCTTTAGATTCTGATTATGTCGCTTTTGATCTTTCACTAGGTCTATGGCGTCTTGAAAAGAGGTATCCTCGCAGTCGCCCAATGCGGTGCCGCAGGTAGGACATATATCAGATTGAGACGTTTGATTAGCTTTTGCTGATCTAATCGAAGCTATGTGCTCTTCAAAATATACGTCAGGTAATATATCCCTGTCCAAGCCTTCTAGCTGAGTGACTATAGAATCAATTTTACTATTTCGGCTAGATTCAAAGGTACTGGACTGCGCACTAAGTCCCGTAATCTTATGCCATTGATCCTCGTCAAAGCTCGATAATAGTTTGTTAATGCTTTCGAGCTCAGCCGCCCGTCCTTGATCCCATTTTTGGAGGCTTTTGACACCGGATTCGATATTATTGGCAAGCTGAGTAAGTTGCCCAGCTGTTCGAGAGAGATTGAGTTTTGTTTCTTCGATTTCAGCCTTCGTGCTCTTCTTCTCATGTGTAGTACTTTCTGCTAATCTACGAGGAAGTTCGAGGTTAGCTAGTTTTTCAAACAATTGTCTACGATCTTTAGCCTTAGCTACAAAAAAAGAGCCCGTAGGATTGAACTCGTGGAAATAAGCACTTGCAATGTATGTATCTGAGTTAAAGCCCAGTAATGCCTCAAGTTTCTTCTGCGTCTCAGTAAGATCCTTACCGCGTTTCGGCTCTTCGCTGTTCTCGTCCGTCCAAAATAAGTCATTTTGATTTGCTTTCCCTCTAATTCGTGTGATCGTGATATCTCCAGTAGGTAAGGATACTTCTAACGTACCGGATGTAGATTCATTTGGCGTGTGCCAGGATCTTACATCATCTGCCGCGCCGTCCTTGGCGGTGATGCCAAATAGCATCCAGCAACTAATGTCTGGGATGGTGCTTTTCCCAGATCCTGTGGCACCGTACCCCAAAGATAGCCCTTCTTGGCCGAAGTCAAAATCAAAGCTCTGGTAGCTTCCGAAGTTATTGATTTTACAGCGTCCGAGCTTCATTGTATCACTTCTCTCCAAAGATTCTTTAATCTTTTTTTCTGATCCGCTGATTCTGCCGAACTATCAATAAGCTCATCTAGAATTTGCTGATCAGTTTTTGGTATATTCGTCTCTTGTAATTGTTGCACTTCTGTAGCGATCTTGTCAAGTTTAAAATTCATATGTCCGATCTCTCTAGCGAGTTCAGATTTTTTAATCTTATTGAGCTCAGATATAGGACCAGAAATTTTTAGCCATACGAGGTCATTAGGCTTTAAATTATCAAACATACCAGAGCTAGAATAAAGGATTTGGTCATAAGAACATTCAATCACCACATGCTTGCGATAATCTAGAGTCTTGCGCGTAAATGTGCCATCTGAGTATAAGATTAGAAAGCCTTTAGGACCGTCTTTAGCCTCGCCAAAACTCATAGTAAATGGATTTCCTATGTAGGTACAAGTACCTATAGTTTGATGCTTATGATAATGTCCTGAGAATACTGTATAATTCGACAATAACTCGACGTCAATTGCAGACTTATCGACAATATAATCCCCTTTATCAGCCGCTGTAACGCCTTGGTGCATCACTAGTGTATCACCTGCTCGAGCCCAATTTTTCAGGTCTGCTTTTAATTCTTCTACGTCGTGACTGTATGGAAAGAATACTATATCGAGTTCCGATATAGGCGTAGGCGCATCAATAATGCGAGCGTGTGGGCGTAGAAACTCTAATGCATGTGCTTGATTTTTCTCGTTAATCCGGTCATGATTTCCGACTAGGATATAAGGCTTTCGATATCCTTCAAAAGTTTTGATCATACGAGCTACTACTTCTCCTCGAAGTATCGCTTTAGTGTCGTGGATATCACCAGCTATAATTACTGGGAGAGCATGCTTAGCGCCATAGTCTAAAGCAGCTTTCGTAGCTGCTTCAGATAATTCTAGATTTTTAAGGCTCCAATGGATATCACTGATTAATACCGCTTTTGGCCTTCTATTCGGATTCTTCGTCTTCGCTGCTATCGTCATCTGTTGTTGCTCCTTGTTTACTTGCAATTTTAGAGCCGCTAGCGGTTACTTCAAAATCAATCTGATGCACTGAGGTTTCAGACTGAGAAAGATGATTTTTAGACGCTACAGCTCTTGTTATAATCCCGTATTTAGTTATAACTCCTTTTACTGTTTTAGTCAATACTTTAATTCGTTTTAACATCACAATAAAAGAGCTATGATATTCTATTTTAGTACCTCCGCTAGTGGCATCTCCTTTTTGCATAAATCCGATTTTTGCATATGTTTGATTAGCTAGATATACTGCGATACTATCTGGGAATTTGTTTATTAGAGCTACTAATACTTTACATACTGAGCCGTTCTCTTTAGCGTCCTGTCCAGGTTGTGCGTGTTTTTCACTATCAAGTTCTCGTTCGGCATGAGACCTACTTTGCGAGCCTCCGACACTATCCCAGACAAACAAAATCTTAGCTTCTGGTACTTGAGCCTTAATAGCTAATATATACTTACGAGCTAGCTCTGCGCCTTTAAGCGTTTCATTCGTTTTGATCATCAAAATATCTTTAGGCTTACCACCAAGCATAGTTAAACGATTTCCATCGAATTTGTCTTCTGAATCCCAATATACTACTTGAACACCTGCCTTTTGTGCTGCAACTACTAATTCGCACCCCCAAGTGCTCTTGCCGCAATCTGGTTTTCCAGCAATCTGAGCAATTTTATTATATGGAAGTCCTGGAAGTCCTAAGAGTTGTCGGAATGGATGTCCGTCAGGTAGCGGGATTACATCTTTTAGCGTATAAGCTGTTTTTACTGAATCGCCTGTACAGATAATAGATGAGATTTTTTTATCTTTAACATATAATGCTTGAATGTCTGATACTATATTTTGTATATTAACCTTCATAAGTGCCTCGTGCTATATTACGAAAATAAAGATGTGCATCTTTAAATACATCTAGATACGCTTTTAGTCTATCCACTTCAGTATCTGCGCTACTATATAATCCTTCAGCCGCGCTTACTAGCTCACTGAGATTAACTGCGTGGTCCAAAAGGCCTTCAGCTGGTTTCTTGTCATATTTAACCAGCTCATCCATATAAGCTTGAGCTCTAATAGCCTTAACACCGTGTCGTTTCATCCTGGCGTCTAGATCTACTTCTTTAATACGGTCTGAGATATCTAGTCGAATACTTAGAGTTCTAGCCGCTAATCTCTCAGCCTCGATTATGGTGCAGCCCTCATTGTAAATTCGATCAATTGTTGCTTTTAATTCTTTAAATGTTTTTTCCATATTCTCTCCTTCTTATTAATATATCAAGGTCGTGACAAAATGTCACGGTTAAAATGTGAGTCCTACGCTGATTCCAGCAGTCTTATCTGTCATCCCCCAAACACCAAAGATGATTGGACCTAGAAGTTGTTTTTGCACCTGAATGCCATATATGGGCGGCGAGAGTGGTATTTGACCTCCAATTAATACTGAGATTGACGTTGTATTACGTTTATATTCTTTAGTGATATCATCAATCTTATCTAGGGTTAAATTGACATTCTTTTTTGTCTCGGTTATAATCTCTGTGGTCTTTTTTTTAGATCCGTCTGGCTGGGTAATTTCCACGATAGTCTCGTGTTTATCAGTATCAGTCACTTCATGCTTTTTTTCTACTTCCGTTATTACTTCATGAATCTTTATTGGTGCGAAGTAGCGTCCTGCGCAAAATGATCCGGCTAGGAGTACAATAAATAAGATTACTTGATTTTTAGTTTGCATCATTTGCTTCTTTTTGTTTAATTTTGCCGCGCAAATACCCATGCGCAGCTAGAACAGGAGTTAGAATTGATCCATAAGATAGCGGATCTACGTGTGGGATGGTGATAATATGTCCAGCTATAGAGAATATTACACCATCAAAAAGGAACCGTAGTGCGCATACAGCGACAACTATAATTGCCATTGAAGTTGTAGGGTGTTCTTTTGCTGATTTAATTAAGACCATTTAGCATCTCCAAATATTCAGCCATCTCAGCCTCAGAGGGTGATGACGGAGGCGGTGGAGGAATATGCCCTAAGTATTGATAGCTATCAAAAGGCTCTCCCCCAAAAAAATAGATGGTCTCCGAACACGTTAATTCTATTTCATCTTTAACTGGATGATCTTCTTTCTTCATTCCGCACGCATCACAATACTCAAATGGATGTAATCCTGTTAATCCGGTATAGGTCTTCCAAATAGGTTTATTACAGCTCATTTATTATCATCCTCATCGTCGTTTTGCTCAGAAAAAGCAGAGGCTAATGCTCCGATAGACATTAACATCATAAACAAACAAAATATTTTTACTATCATTACGTCTGTCATATGTTCTCCTTAAATAGGCGCTGACTCCTCCTAGTCCGTCTTCAGAATACCTCTTTATCAATGAGATCCTGTTGATATCAAAAAGAGCCAGCTACTACAGTCTATAAGTATAAGTTACAATAGTCAATACAAAAATAAAGAGACCTAGATTAATTCTCAGGAAGTTGAGAGAAAGAGAGATGTAGGGGACTTCCTGAACTATCTAGGTCTCTTTGAGGGGGACCATGCAGTAATAGAATAGCACACGCTATATTATTGTCAATATTTATTTTAAGCCTAATAATTGATTAACTGATACAATAAGATCATTTTGTATCATCTAAAGGCTTGTTATCATTAATGAAGAAATCTATTGACATAAATACAATAATGTGGTAATGTATTACTTACATTAAGATTTCTAGCATAAACGCGTTTAGATTTTATTTTAGTAACTTTAAAGCGTCTCATATGTGAGACCTATAAGCTTCTAGGTTCATAGGTGTTTAGCAAAAGCGCTAATGTAGAGAAAGAGCGATTCAGCATGAGAAAAGAGCTATAGCAGTGCCGAAGGCACTCAGGGGTTTGGGGAGGCGAAGCCCCCCAAGGTTCCCAAAGACGCTTAAGGGTCGAGCTATAGGTTTTGCACGAAAACCTCATCATGGTGAAGGTGTAAGAGGAACTGCTCTTCGCACACAAAAATAATCCTTGCAATAGCTTGTCCTATATGACACACTAATTATAGGAGTTTTAATGAAATATTTCTTAGCTTTTTCTTGTTTTATCTTCGGTGTCTGTATAGCAGCAGTTACGGCGCCTAAACACTTAACATACGAGCAAGCCTCTAGAGATATTATCTATCTCCAAGCAGGAGAATATCATGGCTCCGCATTTCAGCTAAAAACAGTTCAAAATCGAATGTTTATGGTGACTAATAGACACTTATGCATGGAATCGCCAGATGGTTATGTGCGAGTAACTACTGTAAATCGTAAAGGAGCGTTATCTCTTAGAAAAATCATCGCCATTAGCCCTGGCTCAGACCTATGCGCTGTTGAGCCCTTGGATGGTGTAGTAGAGCTAAAGTTAGCTAAGGATATAAAACATTGGGAGCAGGTGGAATACTCAGGCTTTCCTGCTCAGCTCGGGCTCTCTATCTTTAGTGCTAGAGTTCTTGGCAGTAGAGTTATTGAGGTAATGGGAAGCGAAGATCGTTATATCATGATGAATAATAGAGTTATTGGCGGTAACTCTGGCGGACCTGTGTTTAATTCAAAATTAGAGATGGTCGGTATTATCACCATTAAAGACGAAAATGAACGCGGAGGCTTTATACCATTCACCAAGATTAAAAACTTTATCGAGGAAATCTAATGCTGTACGTAAATACATTGTACAAACATGTTGATAGTCTAGATTCGGCTTTTGATCCTATCATTATACATGAAACTGAGGAGGGCCTAAAAATGACGGGTATTTGGTTTATCGTCACGAGCGGACGTCCTCGTCCTATCGCAAAAGATAACATCTTCATAAAACGCGATGATATTGAGAATTGGCAGCCATGGCACCCGTCGTTACAATAGTCATCGGCAATAGTACATGTAAGATCTTAGACTTACCTGCGGATCATTTTAAGCGATTATCTAACCTAATGTCTTATACGCTCGCAGCGGATGGTGCAGGATACGGAGGACTTAAATATAGACGAAAGCTCTTAACTGCTCGCGGTGAGTTTCCCACTGGTATTTTGTATATAGCAAAGGCTATGTTAAACAAGTTTAAGATACCTTATAAGGTATTAGATAATCGCGTACTTCCTAAAAGTACGCTTGGGATGTTTAAATGGGTATGATACCATATAAAGCACAGCTTGACGCGGTTAAAGCAGCTCTTCGGTATCATAGAGGCACACTAAGCTGTCCTACCGGAACTGGTAAGAGCTATACTATGGCACTTCTTGTTAATGCGTTACAAGTACGCACGTTAATTGTAGTCCCTACTTGTGAATTAAAAAAACAACTACAAGCAGATTTTATTAAATGGTTTGGTAGTTTGAAAAACATTACTATTGAAAACATTGATGCAACAGCGCTGGAGACTCGTGGAAACTATGATCTGCTTTTGCTGGACGAGGCTCACCACGCAGCTGCAAAGACTTATCAAATTTTAAATAAAAAAGTCTGGGATGGTATCTATTATAAATTTTTCTTTACTGCTACCGCCTTTCGTTCAAATGATGAAGAGCGACTATTGATGGAGAGCGTCGTAGGACAGGTGATATATAGACTCACCTATCAAGAAGCCATAAAAGCTAAGTACATTGTGCCGGTAGAAGCTTATTTTATTGAATCCCCAAAACAGAATGAAATTGAAGGATTCACATGGGCGCAGGTGTACTCAGAATTAGTGGTGAATAACCCAGCACGCAATGAACTTCTACGAAGACTATTATCATCCCTCGCAGAGGCAAATCTTAGCACATTATGCTTAGTCAAAGAGATAAAACACGGCGAAAATTTATTAGCGCTAAGCTGTCATTCTCATTTTGTATGTGGTGAAGATGCAGAATCTAAAAAGTATATTAGTGCGTTTAATTCTGGAAAGATAAAGTCCTTAATCGGTACTACCGGAGTGATGGGAGAGGGCATAGATTCACGCGCAGCAGAATATGTTATTATCGCTGGACTAGGAAAGAGCAAGAACGTTTTTATGCAGCAGGTCGGTAGAGCCGTTAGGAACTACCCAGGCAAAGAAACTGCCAAAGTCATTATAATCAAGGATTTGTCGCATAAGTGGACACGCTCGCACTTTGCTGCGCAGAAAAAAATCTTAAAAGATGAATTTTCCTGTATTCCGGTGCTCCTAACTATCTAATACCATTCAATTTTTCACACACAAATCTATTTTTCATTCACATGCAAAATAGTTCTTGCTTTTTCCAATCAGGTGTTATATCCTATTTGAAGGAGAAAAATAATATGACGCCTAACACAGCAAAAGAAGCACTATTAAAAATGAGAGAGCAGATCTTAAATTCAGCTATGGCTAATACCAAGAATATCACTACATCAGAGGATGATAGATCTGATGTTCTAGATCAAGCCGCAGCTATGCATGAGCAAGAACTTCAACGAGCGCAAAGAGCTAGAGAATATAAACTTTTACAAAGCATTAATATTGCTTTGCATAAGATCTCAGAAGGAACGTATGGTATTTGTGACGACTGCGAAGAAACGTTAGAAGTAACGCGTGTGGCGGCGAATCCTCAAACTATTCGCTGTTTACCTTGTGCAGAGCAGCATGAAAAGAAAGGAAAATCTTATGTCTAAAACAATTAAACTAACGTCAGAAAAATTAAATTTGGGTTTTGTAGTCGTTTATCGCATTGAAGCGTTAATAGACATTCCAGCAAGAGGAGTTAAAAAAGGAGATACGGGCGGTTTTGTTGAGAAAGACACGCAGGTATCTGGGAATGCGTGGGTATATGGGAATGCGCAGGTATATGGGGATGCGCAGGTATCTGGGGATGCGCAGGTATCTGGGGATGCGCGGGTATATGGGGATGCGCGGGTATATGGGGATGCGCAGGTATATGGGAATGCGTGGGTATATGGGAATGCGCAGGTATATGGGAATGCGTGGGTATATGGGGATGCGTGGGTATATGGGGATGCGCACGTTGATTCAATTGGCGCAATTATCGTCCTTTGTCTTGCTATGAAGTATTCCGTAACAATCACACGCACTTTAATTTTTATAGGATGTACAGTCTTTAAACGTTCAGATCTGAAGACTATTACAAGAAAAAAAGCCATAGAATTAGGCTTACCCGCTGAATTTCATAAAGGATATGCTGATATGATTAAAGGTGCACTAAGATTAGTTAAGGAGAAACCATAAGATGACGATGCCATCGGAGCGCGCACGCGCTATTAATTATGCACGAGAGTTTCTAAGAGATCTTCTAGATCCTAAAAAGACTCCTAGAGTTCCTAGAGAAATACGAGTACGCGCTTACCGCGTACTCCGTCATTATCCTTGGTCTTTATATGTAGAGCAGTTAGCCAAAAAATGTCCTGATATACTAGAAGTAGAGAAAGAAGAGAAGTAATCATGTGTGACATAAGTATGTGTCGTAATTTCAGGTGTCCTTTGTGTGAAGGCTGTTATCGCTTCAAAGCGCTACCAGATCCATATCAACAAAGCTATGCTGAATTTAAACCAGATAAAAAAGGTAAGTGTGAATATTTCATGACTATAACAGGAAGGAGTACTCCAAATGCAGACAAAAAACCTAGAGCCTCTCGTCCTCCCCGTAAACCTAAATCAACTGCTGTTTGATACAGAAGTAGAGTTCATTAAACGCGCCCTTCTAGCAACGAATAATAACGTCAAGGAAGCTGCAGCTCTATTAGGGCTCAATCGCACCACATTGGTGATGAGACTCACCAACTATCAAATTGAAGCTATTAGACCTAAAATAGTCAAAACAAGAGCTCTACGCTTAGTGCCTTCACCAAAAGAAGAAAAACCAAAGAAAACAACGCCCTTAGCTCTTGCTTTTAACCCAAAAAATCTAGAACATACGCTCTGGTAGAAAAGACTAAATGAAAGCAATTAACTCTCCGCCTAAATGCTGCTATACTGATTCGGTGTGGATGTATCATAGTCCCGCTCTCATGTATTACTTCTGCACTAAGTGTAAAAAAGAGGTTAGTTGCATAGAATTACACTTCCTTAGCGAGAGCCCTTGTTGGGTGCGACAGCTGTGTCATGCGGTACCTCCCTGCTTTGGATCGGCTCAGAAGATCCATCATTGGAAAGATTCTGAATTATATAAAAAAGAACCTTGCAATTGCGGTTTACGTAGGCGATACTAATAGAAAGAGGTAGAAAAATGAAAAAACTAATAATACTCAGTTTAATGCTAGCAGGATGCGGTAATGGCTTCCATCCATTCAAAGTACCAGCTAATGGCACCAACGGTCATAATGCAGCTTTTAGCACTACAGCCGCCAACGCGCAACAATGCCCTACTGGAGGCTTCATATTGAGCGTAGGACTCGATTTAAACGATAATAACCTATTAGAGCCATCGGAGGCTACTAGCAGTTCTATGGTCTGTAATGGCGCTATAGGAGCAACAGGAGCCAATGGCGCTCAAGGTCAAGCTGGTGCTCCAGGGATTGTAGTGACACCAGTTCAGCTCTGTCCTGCGAGCTTTGTAGCTACCTACCCTTCAGTCTTCCCAGAATCAGCTCTTTGCGTGTCTAATCATTTATATGGAGTCTACTCAGCTAATGGCGGCTTCCTAGCCGTCCTCCCCCCAGGTGTTTATAGCTCAAATGGAATTAACGCTAGCTGCACATTCACCATTACAGCGAATTGTGGTATCCAATGAGATACTTTATATTGACACTCATCCTATCAGGTTGCGGTATCCACGTCACATCAGATCCAATTATTGTCACGCATAAACTTGACTTATCAGCAATTGCACCGTATTGTAAAGATAAGTGTGCAGCTGATATTAATGTTCAGATTTGTACTGATAAGTGCATAACTGACTTTTTAGCTGCTTTAGGAGGAATAACTGCACCATGAGAAAAATTAATGATTTGGGATTAAATCTAATTAAATCATTTGAAAGCTGTAGACTCAACACCTATAAGGATATCGTAGGTGTAAATACTATAGGCTGGGGACATACAGGAGACTTAGCTACGCCAGGTAACGTGATTGATCAAGAGACAGCGGATAATATCCTAATCGAAGATCTCGAACGCTTTGAGCATGGTGTAACGCATATCATAACATCGTCAATTAACGATAATCAGTTCTCGGCTCTCGTATCCTTCGCTTTTAACCTCGGTCTAGGGAATTTGAGGGAATCGCACCTATTATTATTGGTGAATAGCGATAATTTCACGCAAGCGGCTGAACAATTCGTGCGATGGTCACATGCTGGCGGTAAGGAAGTCGCTGGATTACTCAGACGTCGTGAAGCTGAACGGGACTTGTTTACGAAGGAGCTAGTATGACCCCCGCTCTTAAATTAAAAATGGATGAGCTTGCAAATAAACACTACAATGACAATAAAGATTTGCATGATTCAGATGGTGTTGATTGTGTAGAGGTTGTTACAAAGCAAGATTGGAGAGTTTAAAATGACCGACCACACAAAGGGAGTTGAATTGGCGAAAGCAGCGATTGACATTGAACCAATCGCAAGCATCTATGAAAATAACGAAGCTGTTAGAATTAAATTTAAAAATAAATGGAGGAATAATGAAGTAGAAGAACTGTGTTGCTTCATGTGGCCTTGTCATGAAATTAAAGATACTGAAAATGTAGAATCAGCCTACGAAAATTTAGCAAAGCACATCGCCCATCACAACCCCTCTTACATGCTCCAATTGTACGCGGAGATTGATGCGCTGAAAAGCAAGTTGGAGGTGGCGGTGGAGGCGTTTGAATCTATAAACCCAAGCCTAGAAAATAAAGACGTTTCATACGCTGCGCATAGAATTATTGATTCAATTGTCAATCAAGCACTAGCAAAGATCCGAGGAACAAAATGAAAAATTTAATCACGCCAGAATTGGCGAAACAACTTGAAGAATCTTACCTGAGAGAAATCGAATGGTTTAAAAATCATGGGATTGATTATCATGTAGACGTAAATGATAAAACAGGTCAAGCAACACCAGCACATCGAGCATGGGTAAAATCTTGCGAGCATGAACATAAAGTTAATGGTTATTCCGGGTCGATGAATTTTCCACTATCAAGAAAAATGTTTATTTTAGGTTATTTGAAATCGAGGAACAAATGAGTGAACCATTATCATCTCTTTTGATTCGCAGATTTAAACTTAAACACTCGCGAAGGATGAGGGGATTCTCTAAGCTAAAAGTTTTCTAATAATAGCTACGACTAAAGCTGATCCAAAGATCATAGTCACTAGCTTAGCACAAAAATTAATGATAGTATGTTGTTTTTGCAAAGGTTTAATCTCTTTTTCTAACAATTCTGTTCTACGCATATGTTCATTCAGAGATATATGTTGCTCTCCAAGCGTAACCTTAATTTCACTAATCTTTTCAACTACAGTATCTAGCTTAGCTTCTATCCTTGAATCTCTATCATTTGCCATAAATTATTCCTGGGGTTGATCAACAATTTGTTCAATAGGCGCTATAAAATTTCCATCTACATATGAATATCCTATATCACATATTTGATCGGTGATTTGAATTAACTCATTTGATCTAGCATATTCTGATACACCATTCCAAATAATTATATTTTTTACTATTCCATTTTCAATTAATGCATATCTCATAAATTATCCCTATTTAACCCACACAATTACCGCAGCGCCAGCACTTCCCGCGCCGCCATTTCCACCCGCTCCACCATTACCGCCTAACGTAGAACCCGCACCACCGCCGCCGCCGCCAGCTCCAGAACCGCCGCCACGACCATTTAAGCCGTCACTTCCAGCAGTTCCAGCCGTTCCGGCTACGCCAGCTCCAGAGTCATTCCCGTTTCCGCCGTTACCACCTGTTCCGCCAAGGCCGCCCGACGGAGTACCGCTATTAAAATATCCAATATCACCATAACCAGTAGCAGAACCAGCACCTCCGCCCCCGCCTCCGCCATGAGTAGCCGTACCAGTACCAGCTAATCCGCCCAAGGCTTGAGTAATATCAGTCATTCCAAAAACAGCGTCATACAAAGTAGAAGCCGATTGATTACCGCCAACGACGCCTGAACCAGTGGCAGCACCATTTCCACCGTTACCGGAGGCACCAACTCCGGGTTGAACCGTATAAGTAGGTAAATATCTAGTACCAGCTATCACAGCTCCAGTATTACCGTTACCGCCTCCACTCACAGTTCCGGCTGCTCCGTAAACAGTTCCGGCTGCTCCGTAAACATTTCCAATATTTCCAGCGGCTCCGCCAATTCCTAATATTCCAGCAATAAAATTAATACCTGCTCCAGTAACGCTACTAGCATTTCCATTACTTCCGTAAGTAGATGAACCGACGCCCGTTGCAGCGCTTGGCGCGCCCACGGCACCCACTCCGCCTAACCCGCCATTTCCACCTACTCCGCCCGCTCCAATGGTGATTGTTAATGTTGAACCGGGAGTCACGCTAACTGTTGATATAATAAATTGAGTTTGACCGCCGCTACCGCCGCCCTTACCTCCACCGCCTCCGCCGCCAGTTGCGCCGCCGTAACCACCGCCGCCGCCGCCGCCTCCGCTACCACCGCCAGCGCCGGGACGTAAATAAATTGTACCGCTAGTAACACCATCAGGGACGACAAAAGAACCTGATGAGTTAAATATTTGATAGTGAGTTAAACCTTTACCATCTACATAAGTTTTAACGGCTTTTTCTGATGGATATAAAGTGTCGCTATTAGCGGATAAAGTTCCATCCGTAGTTTTATTCGCTACATCCTCAGGTGTGTAGCCTAATGCTGCTTGTTTAGCATTCCAAGTAGCTTTTTCAGTATCCGTAGCAAATCTATGGGTAGCATCTTGGGTAATATTAGCAGGATTAGAGGTGTCAAGATTGACAACATTACTTAAACCTACATCAGACTTAGTTATAACAACTGTACCCGTTTGTCCATTAACCGAGCTCACCGCTCCACCGCCGCCGCCAGCTACTTTTGGTAATTTAATATAATAATCTGCCATATGATATCCTTATGTTATTTTCGTTAAAAGTACGTCCGCGTTACCATTTTGTGGAAATGGTAAAATACATTGAGTGACTAAATATTTGACACCATTAAAAGTAATAACGTCGTCTTTACGTGGAATTACACCAAATTCCGCAAAAGGTATTGTTTTTGTGAAATCAAGGCATTTAAATGTTAATAGTTTTAAACTCATAAGTTCCTTTAATAAATTGATCCTTGATAAACTTTTGTAGGATTAACAATAGATTGAATAAATATATTCATTACTGCTTGCGCGCCATTACCATTTAAATAAACACCGCTCTGATATGGACTAGGAATTAAAGTACCATCAGCTGGCTCAGATAAACTACAGATTGGAGCAACTCCAGAACTTAGATTAGTCGCTGCCCAGGCATTAACTGCTGCAATAACATCATTCCAAGTAGAAGTAGTACCAAACAAAATATTAAGATTACCCATCTGAGGTGGAGATGGTGTTATCACTACCATTCCAGTAGGAGCATCAGCTGCCGTAAAACTAACATAGCCATAAGTTCCATCATAAGATCCAAATTTTGTAAGATCATCTAAAACTGAGCTAATAATTGAAAAATTAACCGAGCCTATACCAGTAGCAAGCATACTACCCCCAGTCATCCCTGTTGTAGGAATTTCAGGTACTTCTTGCAGGCGCATAATACCTTGTGGTAGGGGATCAGGTACTGTCAAAGATGCTGTAATGTCAACTAAACTAGCTTTTAAATTTAAAGCTGTTTGTTGAGCTGTAGATACTGGTTTACTAGCGTCCGATGTATTATCAACATTCGCAAGATCTACGTCTGCTTTTGTGAGTACTACAACGCCAGAACGACCGTCGATTGAATCAACGACCTTACCTTCTTTTGGCATTGAAACGTAGTAGTCAGTCATATCTAGACACCCTTTACATTGATCACTGCGTTAGCTGTAGCGCTTCCAGAACTGCGAGTGTAGATCAGGCGCACCCATCGATAGGAACATGCTACAACGTCATATAACACACTACCAGGACCACCAGCGATAGCTTGAGAGCTATCAGCAATATCAGTCCAATTTGTTGGCTGACTTACACCCTGTCCACTGCCATTATCACCTGGATCATTACTGCCTTGTAATTTAAATGTCCCAGCAGGTGAACTTCCTGTATCCCAATGAATTTGGATAGAATACATATAAATGCTAATTAGATTAACACCTTGAGAGATAAAACTCGCTCCCATGCTTTGGTTTGTTTCTAAGATTATTGGTGCTTGTCTCATTATGCGTATGATCCTTCACTAATTGCTACAGTTGTTTTAACTGTATTTAATTGGTTGTCAGTTGCCGCTGCAGAACTAATCACTATGGTAATAACGTCACCAGCTACGCAGTTAAAGACTTTTGATACGGTAATGTTATTTTGATCCGCAGCTGGTGCATCAGAGGTAATCGTAGCCGACGCGCTACCTGATTGGGTAATAGAGATACTGAGGCTAGAAGTGGGATTCTCAGTAGCTCTCGCCTTTACCTTATACATATTGGTATTAGAGATGGTACGAGTGAATGTACCTAAACCACAGATTACGTTTGATTGATTTTCTTTTAATGTATTTGCCATATTTTTTTTCTCCTTAGAATGCTACTGTTACTGTTTTAGTTCCTGTATTATTAACTACTGTTCCACCTTGAGTAGAAGTCCAACTTCCACTAGATGTTCCTGTATAAGTCATGATTGTATAAGTTTTACCTACTGTAGCTGTGGATACTGTAACTGTACCGTTCATTGTAGGACTGCCATTTACTTGTAATTTACTAGATGCACCTGTTGCGTCTGATTGAAAAGTATGTGTGGTACCAGCACCTTCCGTAAGCGACCCATTAATAGTTAAAATATCCGATGTTGAGGGACTGACAAGACCACGAGCTTCTAAATGGGGAGTCGCTCCAGTTGTTACTACTGTACCAATGGAACCTGTTCCTTTTAAAGTCCCACCATTACCATTTACTGTAATTACAGTATTTAAAGTTGATCCTGTTACGTTTAAAATACCAGAATCTAATAAAATCGGACTTGTAAATGAGTTAGTACCACTTAAGGTTAATGTACCAGTTGGAGAGAATGTTAAACTTGCAGCATTTGAGGCACCATTTGATATGTTACCGCTAATCGTAATAGTCCCTAGTGTTTTAAAAGTATTTACTTTGGCTGACGAATTTGAATTTAGAACCATAGCACCGGTAAAGTCTCCACCTGATGCTGCCGTTAAAGATATTATAGACGCATTAGCACCTGATACGGAAGATATTATTGAAATTGGGTTTGAGATCGTCCCCGTTTTGTTAAAAGTAAACTGGTTACCAAAAGTAGCATTTGCGTATCCAAATAAAGTATTCCCTATAGAAATAGGCATACTTGTTGATAGGGTAGTCGCAGCCGTACCTGTAATTCTCATTACGGTAGTTGCCGCTCCGACAAAAGTACCGGAATTACTAAAACCTGAAAAATGTAAAAAACCTCCAGAAGCAACTAGACCCGATAAATTACCAGACACATCTAAAATACCAGTCCATGCGGTAGAAGAACCATTGATCTCAAGTTCGTGTTGTAAACTACCAGTCCATGTACCACTAAAATCATTAGTAACTGTATCGTTTATAAGTAAATATTTACCAGATCCAGTATCATTAAATGCAATAGGACTAGAAAAAGTACCACTAACTACTTTAACAGTGCTTGTTGGTTTTGTATTTGTCCAAACAATACCTAGACTACCAAGGGCAGTTAAATTATTTAAATTTAATGCGGTACTAGAGAAATTATAGCTCCCGGTACCTGTTAACGTAGCTGTATTTGATACATTTATTGCAACCGTTGTTGTACCTATTTGTGTAATACTTTTACTTGCACCGGTTATTGTTCCGCCTATTGTAATAGCGGTATTAACAGTTGAGTCAATAAGTAAATCAGAACTTAAAATAATTGGTGCTGTAACAACACCAGTAAACCCGGTTGTTGATAGAATTGTTGGTGTAGTCCCACCAAAGGTAAGTGTTTTTGCTGTTGATGTTTTTACTGTCCACGTTGTTCCGCTTGATGAAAATTTTAATTGATTTAATGTTGTATTTACATCTATATCAACGTTACCTGACGCGCCACTTGTATTACCTATATTAGCATTAGCAGTTGTGCTATTAGGTACGACCGTAGGGCTCCAATTTGCGGTATTGCTCCATACTCCATTAGTAACACCAACCCAATTAGTGTAGGCTAATATATTACCTGAATACCCGATTATTCCTAGACTAAACATTAGGCTATTAAGTCTCCCATTAATGTCCAAGTGTTAGCTGCAGTTTGTACTAAACTACACCCGACATATTGAGCACCAATACTTAAGTTACCACCCTTAGAATTAATAGTAACTCCACCTGCGCCCACAAATGTAACTTTACCTGCTCCTTGTTGAATACAATCAATTTGTGTTCCTACTGGAAACGCCACACTGGAATTTAATGGCACAGTAACAGTGGTCGCACTTGCGCTACTGAAAGTAACTAGTGGATTATTTCCATTTCCACTACCATCCGTCAAAACAAATGTATAAGTAGTCCCAGATTGAGCGTCAATAGCTCTAACACTTGATGTTGAACCAGAACCATTAGAAGCTGCTGTTATACGACCTTTAGCATCTACAGTAATATTTGCGCTAGTATATGATCCTGGAGTAACTGCAGTACTTGCAAGAGTTAAAGCTCCTGTATTTGATATTGTAGCGTCACCACTCATTGCTGTAGCTGTTGCTAAATTTGAGGCATTACCTACAAATATATTTGCAGAAGGTAACACAGTAGTGATAGTACCTGAGCCTGTAGGAGTTCCTTGGATTGAAATCCACATGTCAGGAGATGATGCTGGAATAGTAAATGAGCCTGAGACAGTGACTGTGATAGTGTCGTTCACAACAGCATTAAAAGTAACTGGTGTAATGCTCATTGTCGGCGGCGTACTTGTTGCAGGTTGATAGTTATATTGAAGAACAACACCATTTTTTAATACAGTAATATTTGAGCTAGCAGTAAGTCCGCTAAATATACTAGTTGAGACGCTATAAACACCAGGTACTTTTACTGTATAAGTCCCAGCAGAAAATCCACTAACGGTATCTACAGTAACATTTGTAAAAGGAAATACAGTACCGGAGGTATAAGCTCCACCAGCAATATTATTAGCAAATGCAAAAACCATCGGTATAGAATTGGCTATAGGAGTAGAGGTCCAAGTTGTTCCATTAGAGACTAGAGCATTACCACTAGTTCCTGGAGCAACGAATGTTGGAGCTGAAGTACCATTACCTAAGATCACATTGTTAGCTGTTAAAGTTGTAAGTCCAGTACCACCACTCGCTACCGCAAGTGTAGTCGATAATCCAGCGGCAGTTCCGCTTGTATTTTGGTTTAAAGTAGGAAAGTCACCAGCTACAGCGATACTCAAAGCTCCAGTAGTTGTCGTAGATTTTAAAATGCCAGTAGCAAGAGCGGAAGTTCCTGCACTATAGTCAGTACCAGAAGTAGCTGCGCTAATAGCTGTACCATTACCTTTTAACATTCCAGTAATAGTAGTAGTCAATGTCAAAGCTGGTGTACTTCCACCACTAGAAGTACCAGCAAAACCATTTGCTGAGGTGATAGACAATGAAGTAACACCAGTTGCAGCCGCTGCAGCCCAATGTCCAGAACCTAGCGTATCCGTACTTGTCCAAACCTGTCCGCTAGTTCCTTCAGAGCCATCTTTAATAACCAAGTGACCACGAGTAGTATTTGCAAGACCTGGCATTACGACAATATCACCAGAATAACCTACGCCTGTGCCGCCTGTATTATTATTACCAGTTGCAAGATACAAAGCCGCAGTTGTAGATCCACCACCAGCGCCACTACCAGAGATCACAGCTAGAGGATTAGTTCCGAGCTTTGTAATCCCCATTGAATCAGCCGCCCATGGAGTTTGAGCCGCCGCAATAGCACTAAGAGTAGCAACTTCAAATCCATATGCTGGATCAACAGCTGCAAAAGTATCTGCGTACATGCGATAAAATCTATTACTGAAGTTACCGACACTTCTAATGCCTGGAGCATCTGGCAATAAATCACGATTGATAGCAGTTGTACCAGATAAGTTACTAAGTTGCTGATTTGCACCTGTTGCAGGAGCCGCACTACTAACCCATGTAATACCATTAGAAGTTAAGATATTACCAGTTGTGCTAGGAGCAACAAAAGTAGGAGTACTTGTACCATTACCTAAGATTACGTTATTAGCAGTTAATGTTGCTAAACCTGTACCACCATGAGGAACAGCTACAATACCAGTAACATTTGGCGCACTTAATACTGTTAACTGATTGCTTCCATTGGTAGAAATTGTAGTTGTATCTACCAGAGCATTGATAACTGTACCAGAAGTACTAATAGCTACACCTGCGATAGGTACGAAACCAGTACTAATTTCAATCCATCCAGATCCAGTATAGTAATAAGTATCACCAGAACTTTGAGAGTAAGCATTTGCGGTACTTGCTGTCCATTGAGCTACAGGAGCAGTAAAGGTATAAGCGTAAGATCCTGGAGTAGCATTAGTAATAGTAGCAATTGTATTTTGTTGTCCAGTTAATCCTCCACCAATTGATCCAGCATTTTCAAAATCAACACCAAAACGATCACCAATGATAACTGCGCGATTTAAACCGTCGATCCACGCACTACCATTCCAATATGTGATATGTCCCGCACCTATCGCAGTCCACGCGCCAGTTGGAGCAGCTCCAATTAGATAAGTACGATCTACTACAGGAGAACCTGGAGGAGTGGAAAGACTATCATCAATTAAATCAGGATCTTTAATTGACTGTTGTGGAATCAATCCAGCAGTAATTAAATCTACATAAGCTTTAGTAGCAGCATCAGTTGCTAAAGTTGGTGTACCAAGAGAAGTAATCTTACTACTTCCCATATTGATAGCACCTGACATGGTACCGCCGGTCAATAATAGATTTAGAGCTGCAGATCCTGTTGTATTTGCTGCGTTATTTGGAATATCGCCGCTTGATAATGTTGTACCGGCGGTGACACGTCCTTTAGAATCAGTTGTTACTTTAGTATAAGTACCTGCACTACCTACTGCAGATAAAGAAGCGACAGCGCTACCAGGACCTGATGCTGTAACTTCACCAGTTAAATCAGTGATATAACTACCAGCTGCTTGTTTACTGTTAAATGTATTCCAGTCAGCCGCTAACAATACGCCTGGGAATGAAGCATTAGCTGGTTGTAGTGTAATTGCTTGCCCGCTTAAACTTGCACCATTAGCATTAGGACTAATTCCTACAGTTGTCAATGTTACAGGCGCTTGGCTGTTGGTGATAGTGATAATATTACTACCATTATCAGTGATTGTAACGCCTGTACCGGCTGATAATACTAGCGGTCCACTTAATCCGTTTATAGTTGCCACTCCACCACTACCTCCACCAATTAAATTACTTAAATATGCGCTCATAAACTAAACCATTTTCCCTGATATAAATGTGTTGCAAGTCCCAGATCCTGATGTACGTGTATATACAAGCTTAATCCAAGGAGCTGTAAGTTGGTTTAAATCAATATAAATTGGACTCCCTAAAGAAGTAGGAACGTCAATACTGCCATTAGATAATGGAATGGCTATCCATTCACCTGCATGAATGACGTTACCATTGATATCTTGGTCATAATCCATTGAAACTTGAACTTGAAAATTGCCGACTGGGGCTCCGGAGAAGCTAATCTGATAACCTATGTTATCCATAAACTCGATAGCTGTGATGGCTGATGTCAGAGAACCTGACATATCACCTGAAGTGATTGTTTTAAAACGCTTTAAATTCGACTTACGTCCACTCATCTATTACTCCCTGTTAGGTTCGAGCTGTTGGCTCTAGCATCTATTATAGGCGATTTGTCTTAATGCTTCTGTTTATCCGCTTCTCTGTTTTGACCTGGCGTCTGGTATGAGGCTGGCAAGCTCTGTAATGACTTTGTAGAGCCTTTGTTGCCTATACCCTGTGGGGGAGTAGCGGCGGTTTTCTGAGCTGCATAAACGCCTTGTGCGGCTAATATGGAGGCTGGCGACATTGTAGAGTCCAAAGGCTGTCCAAGGAACATAGAGAGCCCCATACGCGTATGATAGGGAATAATTTCACCTTTATGCACCATTTTGGTCATCTGATCTACTAGCTGATGAGTGAGTTTTGTATGCAAATCTGGATACATTTTTTGCATGTTCACCACATCATCAGGCGTTAAGGTCCCAGCCTTTAGCTTAGCTAGTACGGTTAATGGCTGCTGAGCAATAGTTAGTGCTCTTTGATACGCTACGGCTTTTATTGGATCTACTAGTTGTTTGGTATCTAATGGACTAGCTTGTGCTGTAGTTGGACGTAAGCTATTAAGATGCGCCGAAGCATTAGCTGCTGTTGTAGCCGCTGCTTGAGCATGTTCTGGCATATAATGACTCATTGGATGATTCTGTTGAGTAAGAGTCATTGGATTAGTTTGAATCTCTTTGAGTTTCTTATCTAAATTCCTACGATCTGTATCACTAGGAATAGCACTGCCTGGGAGTACTTCTCTACCAGCTTTAAATACATTCTTTGTAGCGCTTGAGATCATGTTCTCGCCTTTTACAGTAGAGTGCATATAATCTACCATTGATTTAAATGCACCAGGAGAAATTTGCTTATCACTACCTAAGAATTTAAGCATAGCAAGCTTAATAGCGTCTGGAGCATCTTTACCGATCAGTTTCGTTAGATAACCAATAGCTGCGGCGGCTCCTACACCATGCCCTGTCAATACTGTAGCCATACCAGCAGCTGTGGACGGCAGATGTTCAAAGAGTTTATCCATTGTTCTAGCTGTATTACTAAAGTTATGATTAGGAATACTGTTTAACTTATCTACAATTTGACTAATAGCGTCAATCTTCGGTCTAGGATCTAATCGAGTCATACCAGCAGTTGGTGCAAATACAAACTCTCTAAGATTTGGGTCCATTGAATCAATACCTTTACGTAATGACTTAGAAGAAATCAAATCGCCTTCTTTAGCTGTATTTACTGCTTTCTGTAATACGCTATCAATATGAAAGTTCTTAATAGCTTCAGCTGTTTGTGGAAACTTAGCTTGAAGTAATTGCAAGATATCATTATCATTTTTACCTGATAGCTTTTTAACAATCGCTTCACCATCCGTATTAGCCATCTCACGTAAACCTTTAGCATATCCGCCAATACTGCCGCGAACACCTAGACGAGCGTCTAATGCCTCTTTAATATTAGCTTGAGCAGCATAAGCTTTACGAGCTGCTTGATAACGACCGACCAATTCAGGTGCTTTTTCTCCTAGATAAGCTTCTGCAGCATCTGATTCAGCGTCTCTCAATATTCCTTTAAGCATCATGCCTGCTCTAGATAATGGAGTTTGTTGTCCAAATGGAAGAGTACTTGCAGTGTTATTACCTACAGCTGTTGATAATTGATTTAAATCATTTAATGTTTTTAGTTTAGGCAAGCGCTGTAATGTATTACGCACTTCTTTCATGATATCAGCGCTACCATCCCAAGCTTGTTCAGCTACAAGATGTCCAATCTTATCTGCAATTTGACCGTCAGTACCTGGAATCACTGTGCCAGGAATCTCTTGCGGTGAGTACGGATTACTATAGTCCCATGTTGCAGCACCGCGAGTTGTAGGCACTAATGGAGCATCTTTATATTTGCCTTTTAGATCTTCAAATTCTTTCACCACGGGGTCAATCTGGCTGGAATATTCTTTAGCTAAAGTATGTCCAATATCCTTACCACGATCATAGTTATTGATCTCGGGCATTCCTGCTACTTCTTCTGGTGTTCTACCAAAAGCATTGATCATAGCGGCGATAACATCATTTTTAAAAGCTTTTACCGCTGCTTGAAGCTTTTGACCGCTCGCTGTAGTATCTGATTGATTTAATGTGCTAAATGCTTTTTGCATCATTGGATCATCACTCAACCCGGCGCGAATCTCTGGAGCTATGGTCATTCCAGTATGATTAATCACATCGTCCATAGCAGTAGGAATTTGACCCTCTATACCACCAGCACGTTTAGCAATAGAGCTAAGTGCTTGACCTACTTTAGAGCCAACAGTAGCGTGCCATAGCGGAGACACCGCGCCAATCCCTGCGCCCATAGTTCCGCCTAATAATCCTGCAAGGCCAATGTCAACAGCTGCAGTATCTATTGTTTGTCCAGGATCTTTTAAGATCATCTTAGAAGTTTCATTACTTCCTTGAATTACCATATTCTCAATAGCCGCTGTGACTGCATGCGATCCGATTTTAGTAACTAATGTAGGCGCGGCTGTGCCTAGTAAAGCTTTAGCGCCTAGTATCCCTACTTTGGCAGCAAGCGCCGCTTCACCTGTACCTGTAAACATTCCGCCTAGTAAGCCGCCTGCTTCACCCACTCCTGCAGTCCAAGGATTGGCTTCTTCTCTACCACGCATAGCTTCAGGACTGACGCCTGCGGCTAATTCAGCTCCAGTAGCAAGTGGACCTGCAATACCTTTAGCAACGCCTTCAATACCTGCAATAGCTTGTTGTCCAGGTGTACCGTATTGAGCTTCGTTTTGATGCTTTTGTATATCCTCATCAGTAGCTAATGTGTATCCACCATTAACCGCATCATTAACCTGATGACTAGGTATGGAGACTAGTTCGCCATTCGGATTAAATACGTTTACAGCATCTGGAGTCTGCTCCTGATTAGCAACAATAGATTGCGAATTAGGATCTTGAATACCATAAGCCTGGAGATCTTGTGGTGTATCCATAGTACCGGAGACATCACCCCCGTTAGCGTAATTCTGAACTTGACCGCCTTTAGCATACATTGGAAGGCCTTCTTTAAGGATAGTATCTTTCATCTCAGGCGTAAGCTTCATTGTGTGCACTTCATGCCCATTTAATTTAGTAAGCTCGGGCTTAACCCCAAAGCGTTTACCAATCTTACCCATGTAATCAGGGACCATTTTATCATAGAATCCCTTCATGCCTTCGCCGCCGACTTTGAGATCTTGGCCTGATATTTCATGTAAGAAAGCTTCACCTTTTTTATTTTTAGAGATGATACTATCCTCATGTAGCAATTTACTTGCAGCATCTTTCCCTATAATTCCTGGTAAGTCTTCAGGCATAACACCACTTTGATCTAGAACGGTTGTTCCACCTTTGCCTTCAGCGAATAATGTTTTAGACATTGGATTATACTGAATATTATTGATCTTTTTGCTTAGATCATAACGCTCAGCTTGTTGTTCACCCGTAGTCCAAGAGAGATTATCATATCCACCTTCAGCGGCATCATGTAATAGTTTTTTAGATACAAACTCATGCCAATTCTTCTTCATGGGGGCATCAGGTACGCCTTCTTTAGACATAACACTTTTCATTGTGTCTTTGGCTTCATCAGATAGCGCATCATACGGTGTTAGCTTTCCAGATTTTTCATACCATTGTTTAAACTCATTTTCTGATGGTGCTTTATTTTGGTAGCCTCTTTCTCTACCAGCTTGGTGCCAATCGCTTTGGATCTCTTCAGCAAATAGATGTTTGTTACCTTGTGCATCTACGCGGTCATTGACGCGGCTGTGGGCAAGGATGTTAGGCTCGTCGAAGTGGGATGATTGATATGTCCCTGAGCTAGGATCATTTTTAAATGCGCGTATTGCAGCATCTTCATTAGACCAAGTACCTATATTAGTACCATCTCCGCGAGTCACCATTACATCACCCAACGCGCCGATAGGTTTCATCTTATATCCTGGAGGTAGGGCAGTCTTATCGGATAAAGTATAAAGATTCTCTCTATAGTTTTTACCGCCTGGGAGGGTATAGTCTCCGTAAATAGTTTTTCCGTTGCTAGGCACCCACGAATCTATTATTTCTCTTTGTTGTGAATCAAGATAATTATAACCAACACCAAACTCCTTGTTAGCCATTTCATCTGGAGTAAATTGTTTATCATCATACATTATCTTATTATTGAGCGAACCGCCTAAGGTTTTTTCCTGTACTGGAAGTCTATTAGCTTCTAGATGAGCTAGTAACTCATTCTTATCAATCTTAACGCCTTTACGTATAGCTGCTTCATTATCTTGCTGTTTACCTAGCGCAGATACAACTTCAAACGGATCGTCGTGCCTAGAAGGATACAAGCGCTCTTTCTCGTCTATTACTTTCTTATCAAAAAAGTCTTGTAAACCAGAATATTTTACTTCATCAGGTTTAACATCATTCTTAATCATTCCCATGATTTCATCAGGAGATGCTTTACCGCCCATCTTACTAGCAATGGTCTGCTCTAGCTTAGAATACATTCCAAGATTGTTTAAAGCTGGAGCTGCCGCTCTAGCTCCTGCTGTACCAATCTCATTACCAAGAATACGAGGAGCGGCCTCAGCCATAGCTTTAACGCCTCTAGCTCCCATTCCTACACCTTCGCCAATAGCGCCTGGAGTAACGAAGTCAATGGGCGACATACTCTCGGTAACGCCTTCAGCTTGAGGCTTATCACCTAGAAAGGTTTTAGCTGCATTATAAGCTAAGTTACCTGGAGGATTAACTTGCGTCTCTTCATTGCCTGGACCGGCTTCTGGCGTTGGTGTTGCTTCTGGCAACACATCTCCACCATCCGCTAGTTTTCGACGCTTCTCCATAATGGAATCAACGATTGATTTTTTCTCGGACATTAAAACCTACTTTTTGTTAAAAACGGGAGCGCTCTCTTGAATTTGTGGAGCACTAGGAAGACCTAAACCTTTTTTAAGTGTATTGAGTTGAGAATTGTTATTATTAATTACTTCTTTTAGTTTTGGGAGTACACGAAGAGAGTTGAAAAACTTAGTAGGATCTGAGTCAATGATGTTGTCGATGAAATCCTGCTCACCTTTTTTAAATACGCCGCCATTGATACTATTACGATATAATGATTGAAGCTCAGCTGCTTTAGTCTTACCTTCATTTACAATGCGCGGATCTAATGTACCGGAATGCTTTTGACTCCATTGATAGAAGTCTGTCGCCATCTTATTTAATTGATTCTTAGCGATTAGTGTATTACGAGCATCATTAGGAACTGGAATACTTGCCATACCAATACCAGGTACAAAGCGTTCTTCCATAGACTTTGCTAATTCAGGACTAAGCATGCGCATACCTTGAATCATTGTACCCATTTGATCTGGATTTTGTCCTACATTACCCATTGAGCTCATTACGGTTTTACGTAAAGCCATTTGCGCTTGAATAGGCGCTGATTGCATATCAAGATCACCAGCTGCTTTTAATGCCGCCGCTGCAGCTGCTGGCGTACCGGCTTTAGCTGCTGCTTCTCTTAACTTCATACTAACGATATCATTTTGCATAACGCGAGTCATGTCTGTAGCATCACGAAGATTACCAAACTGACGAAGATTAGCGTTTAATAGATTTTCTTTTTTGCCTAGTTCTTGCTTTTGACTATCAATGTCTCGATCAATTTGTTGATTAAGGAACTGCAAAGCTGGATTTTGTTGGTGTGTAAGTCCGCCGCCCATACCACCTAGTATTAGTCCAATAGCCGTCGCAATTCTACCGCCCGTACCCATAGAGTTAAGGTAATGATTTGGATCAATATGTTGATTTTGAAGGTCATCTCTAAAGTTTTGACGCTCTTGCTCTAGATCTGTATTATGTTTCATGTAGGTAGATTGAATACCTTGTGCAGCATTTGCAGCTTGATGTGCAACATCTGCTTGCATTTGAGCTTGTTGTTGTGATGCTAGAGATTCACCAACAATACCTAATTGTTTTTCACCTAAGCCCCGACCAAATGCTTCCGTTTGGGCATTAAGTCCATAAGGATCAGCTTCTGTTGGCGCCGCCTGCTCTCCAGCCATTGCTGGTGTCCCATGCCCAATAGCATCTTCTTTACCTGCTACACTCTTAGGAATATTAGCTGCTGCAAATGCTTCTTTATCAATACCGTATTGATCCGGAGCTCGCGCTGGAGCAGGTTGTGGTGCCTGAGCCATAGCTTGAGCACCTGGATTAGGATTAGCTAAGTTCTCAGGTACTTGCTGTTGCATTTGACCGGAAGGCGCGCCTTGCGGAGCAATGTTAATAGTTACGGGCTGGGGTGTTGCAGGATTCGCGTCCTGTGGCGCATCTTGAGCTCCACCGTCTGGAGTTCCATCAGCATATTTTTGTACTTTCTGTTGTGGTTCACCACTAGATGCTTGAGCAAGAGCGGGAAGAGCTTTAAAAACGGATTGTTGCTCTGGAGATAATGCCGAATGCATAATCTTCATCTCATGCCCGTTAGCATGGCGAAGAACCGTAGATTGGTCATCTCCGCCAATCTTTTTAAAATGTTTTAGGTCTAAGGAGAGCTTAGCCATTACTTATTACCTTTTAATGCTGCAGCTTTAGACATATGAGCTCTAACGAAAGCGATTGCAGTCTTTTCGTCTTTCATGTGAGTGCGCGGGATCACACATCCACCGGCTTCTAATGTTTTAGCTACTGTATCATTTTCTGTACTATCTCCAGATACTTTAGCTTTACCTGGGATTACTTGGCCTTCAGCTTTTGGTGATTCTTTACCCGCAGCTACTTTAGCCGCTGCTTTTGGTGGAAGGTACATTTCACCTGGTGATACCATAGCTGGTACTGCGCCGCCTTGAGCAAGCATTGGAGCTTGCATAGGAATAGATTCACCTTTAAGATGCGCTCCTACTCTAGACTTAGGACCGCCTGAAACCATTGGAGGTACTTGTCCCCCTTGAGCCATAAACGATAAGTTCCCGCCTAATCCACCGAATTGAGATGTAGAAGAACTATTACCCATACCTCCTCCCGCCGCGCTACCTATTGCACCGAGTGCTGTAGATGCTCCGCCGGTTAATGCGCCGAGAGCTGCCGTACCAATACCACCTAACGCGCCTCCTAATAAACCACCTTGTTGTTTTGCATTTTCTACTGCAACACCAGCGTTTGCGTTATTCATATTGCTTTGCATAGCTGTTGCATTAGCGTTTTGCGCGTTAATAGCGCCTAAGATATTACTTTGCTGTCCTTGAGCTGCTTGATTATATCCCATGTTAGCCGCTTGTTGTTGTCCGACTTGTTGTCCTGCAATACCGCCTAATTGATTCATTGCAGCTAAACTTTGTTGAGCTTGTAGTGTTGCGCCTTGTCCTGCAGCTTGTTGCTGAGTAGCAGCGCCTTGTTGTGCTGCTTGACGTGCAATCATACCAGGATTAGCAGATGCGCCACGTTGTCCAGCCATTAATGATGCTTGATTAGCAACGTTAGCGCCTGTTGCTTGAGCTAGTTGTGCTTGCGCAGGATTAGGTCCTGTACCATTAGCTACGCCTTGAAGTTGATTAAATACGCTTGATTGATTACCAATACCGTTTTGAGCTTGAAGTGCTTGAGCGAATGCTTGTTGTTGAAGTAAACCTTGTTGAGTTTGATCATAAGCTGTGTTGGCTTGACCGGCATTAGCTCCTTGAATTGCAGGAGCACCCGTTGCTTTAAAGTTAGATCCTGATCCACCGCCTAATAATCCACCTAAGAAGCCCACGATTATGCCTTTCCGTTAAGATCCAAAGCCATTAGTTTATGCGGTAACTCCACAAAACCTAGTCGCTTAGATCTCATTATAGGCGATTCGTCTTTACAAAAGGCCATAAGTTGCGTAATCTTAAGAGCTTTTGCATCTGATATGCATCTCTTGATTACTATATCCATTGCAATATGACGAAGATGACATGGACACTCTGGATTAGACACCAATCCATCAATTTGACCATATCCACCTTCTACTTTACGTAGGAACGCAGCGGCTATTGGCATCTCATCTTCAAATGCGATATAACCAATAGACGGCATCTCGTCGCTAGTTGGTGTATAGGCTTGTCTGAGCATACACATAAACTCTATGTGGTCCATATGATCTAATATATTGAATCGTTCTATTCTCATTAACCTGTAGAGTTTCGAGCGGCGAGAGGCCTGTAGCCTTTTTTGACGCCCACAACTAAATTTAAACCTGATAGTGTAAGTCCAGCACCAGCAAGTGATGCTCCGAACTGAGGATCGAATGCTTCACTGATAGTAATCTGAAAGCTAGAGCATTTTTGTTGATCTAAAAAGATTCTCCATTGCTCTACTTGACTCTCTCCGCCGTATGGAGAACTATCACCATACAATGGATCATCACCATAGAAACCATTGAAATTTACTGGCATAACAGTAGTGGTTTGTGTGGGAGAGGGATTAAAGTCATAGGCGACTTCTATGTTTAACCTATGTGGCGAATAATACTGCCCGAGCAGGTAAAAGTAGTATGCACGTTGAAAGCCTTGGAGCCCTGCGAGTTGAATCCAAGCAGTTTTAAACTTCATATTGACAGGTCTTGTTGCATCAAGATATGATCCTGGGTTCTCTTGTAGTGTTTCGCTATTAGAATTGATATATGTATGTAATCCTTGATAAATTACTGATGAAGTTCCTGGCATTCCCTCAAAAGTACCCCATTGATTGTAGTAATAATCATACATTAATGTAACACCATTATCGAGTGTAAATCTGATTTGATTTTGTCCTGGGATAGCAACAGCTGAAAGTACTTTATTTTTATTATAGGCTTCTACTGGAGCTCCAATGTACTTAGAGCTGAGATCTCTTCCTAATAGCCAAATACCTTTATCAGATTGAAACATTAATCCATTTGGAGTAAATACAATAGAATTAGGGTTAGAACAGCCGACTGTGGCAGTAATAAATGTAGGATCACCATAATCACTATTAGCTCCTGTAATATCGGGACCATTACCTGTGATGTAATATATGGCATCTGACTTAAATAAACACAGCTTATCATCCATTGGGAATAAGCATTGGTTAGTGCCTGTTGAACCTTGAGAAGAGATTGTAGGGGAGACATAGATAGTTTGAAGATCACTCATCTCCACAGGTGTGTTTTGTAGTGTGATTTTAGAGTACCAAAGCGTGTTCTGATCTTCACCATCAATGATCCACAGACGAGATTTAAAGATAGTTAACGCTTTAACGCTGGGAGCTGGGATATCTTCTAGTACTCCACCAGTTGTGTATAGGAGTTGATTGCCGATAATAGCGCTGTCAGATAATGTGTCAACGTATGTAATAGAATCTACAGTTGTATCATTGATTATGGGATTCATAATCGAGGTTACTTGGTAAAAGTTCTCTTGTGCGACACTCCAACGATAGATTACTATTCTCACTGGATTAGGAGCGACTTTATACGTTAGCCTAAGTGTTGGTATCTGCAAGGTAACTGAAGCGATACCAGCTACGGTCGTAACTGCAGTAGGGATACTAGGCGCTGATCTATGAAGGTTACCTGAAGCATCTGTCCATTCATAAGTGACTTGATAGTTATATAGCTGCGCTGACATTAATCCGCCGGTAGTATTTGCTGTGTATCCAATATCTTCTGGGAATACGTTAAAGCCGTGCTCTACTGGATAACCACCATCATACATCCATAGCATACCGCCAGTAAGATGTAATGCGCCGCCAAGTTCAGCTGATCCTACAGTGACGTTACCGATAGTGAAGTTAGCAAGGTTAATACCAGTCTGGGAGTAAATGCCGTTAACAGCTGGTGCGTTTTGGCTCTTGTTAACAGCTGTGAGCTGATCTTTAAACAGGTATCCCAATGAGGCTACATTGTCTATTACAGTAACTGATGGAAGTATTTGATTAATTGCATATCCACCAGCATTAGAATATGCGAATCGGGACACAATTTGTCCCGTTTTAGGAATAATTGTCCCAATCTCTGATATTAAGAAGTTAGAAGGCTGTAGGGTACCTGAATAGGTTACTACCATATAGACGACACCATTAACTATGAAAGCTTTAGAGCCTAAGCCTACAGATCTAAGTACTATTGTTGGTGCTGTTGTAACTCCAAGATTTGTACAAGTGGTTTTCTTTATGTAATCGGTACGAACGCTTGAATATGTATAAGTATTAGACACTTCATAATATACTTTTACTTGGTTATTGGCAGCGACACTAGTGAGAGCTACGAGGTTTTCGCCTGTAATAATAGGCGTAGCTGTTCCTGATGAAGCTAAGTTCTGATCTGTTTTTAAAACGCTGCCATTAGTCGAGCTGCTATTCCAATACGTTATGTATATTGTAGGTGCTGTGGTGGTCTCATCGGCGGTCAAAGATAGTAGGTCGGCTGTTTTGCCTGCAAAGGTCACTACGCCGTGTTGAATGAGGTGTTGGTCGACGGTAGTAGCCCTGATACTGCCGCCAATGTCAGAGCCGTTAAAAGCTAAATAGAGGGTATTGTTAGCTACGTAGCCATCATAGCCTGCGGTTAAGCTTTTAGCTTGAGTACTGAGCGCTACGGGCGCTATTGGTGATCCAGGGTTATTAATCGGAATAGCAATGTAAGCTAAGCTGAAGCCTGATACTGGGATAAGATAAGTGACAATAAGGTAAGCGCCTAGACTGAAGGTTCGAGGCATTGCCGCGCCTGTTGATAGTTGAACCCTTGGAATTGTTATTTGGCCAGTAGTTGAATCCGTTATTTGATAGTAGCACTTTGTATCTGAATCCATCCAAGCAGAACAAGCTAGATCATTATTCACTGCTACGTCTACTGTGAGTTGGCTAGTAGCCGTACGAACTGTCGGAACTGCATTAAGGCTTACTTCTTTATATGGTCCCTTATCAATCCAAGTATTAGTAGATTGGCTAAGCATTTGAACCCTATCACCAATAGCAATTGCATTACCTTTAAATACTGCGAGTTGATCAGCTGCGGAGTTGAGTGTAGCTAATAGCTTATTGCCATTACGCTTTTGTAACATGCCGCCTTTAGTGAATATTGAGTTCACTAGTTGTAGCATGCTGCCTGCTTGAACCTGCCAAGGATCAGACTTAGTGTCTAATCCTTGGGCAAAGTTAATTGATGCGGGCTGCTTATTTAGTGCCATATTTAAAGCTCATAGGCGAATAGTTGTACGAAATCACAATAAGCGAGAGATCCTGGTAGCGCTTGAAGTTTTACTGTATAAGTATAAGTCCCTGCCGCGACTGGATCAATTAAAAATACAGAAGGAGGCGGAGTCGTTAAGGTTGGGTAAGTGGTCCACCCATCATTAGGTTCTGCAGTAAATGCAAGAGTATAATTTGATATTAGTGCTGCTCCCTTATATAAAGAAAGTATTAATCCTCCATTGCCGTTTGTATTTGCACCTATCTGTCCTTCAGATCCTGGCGCGGTGCAGCTATTTTGAAGTCCGATCATTATAGGCCTTCCGGTTGTTATAATAGTAACTGTGAGATTAGTCACGGGTACGGCAGTAGTTGATGTAGTAGTAAACACTCCACAACTTGCACTAATCTGTTGTCCAAGAGCAGCTAACTTATCTTTAGTAATTGTAGCTGGAGCAATCTGTGTATCTGTTATTCCACTAGCTGGCACTCCAATAACTCCACCGACGTTAGTGAGTGTTACGTTGTCGATGGTAGTATTAGCAGCCATGTTACCGCTAGTATCTAAGGTCATTAATCTAGTTCCACCAACTGGCAAAGCTGGCAGTACTAAAGTGTAACTCACTCCCATTGCTGCAGGAGCTTCTAGTGTTAAGCCATTACTATTGGCAATCAAATTACGTAATGTAATACTCGCCATATCCATATTAGCTGGAGTAAACGCGTTACTTTGCCATACAAACGTACTAGATCCAGATACATAAGACGCACTAGCTGGAGAAACTAGTCCTGCAATAGATCCTGCAGCACCTACAATAGATCCACCGCTAGTGAGTTGAACAGGCACACCTGCACCATTGTTATAATAGAGATCGCCATTAACTACGTAAGTACTTGATGCTCCAACTAAAGTCGTCATTTGAGAGACATATTGAGCAGAGAGGAGAGTAGTCGCACTATTAGTGTTAAAGCTTAGAGGCCCATTGATATCAATACCTGCTGGATTAATCTTAACACCATAGCCAGGTGAATGATCATGCCCGTCAATAATTGTTAAGCAGTTATCAATCTGTACTGCCCAATCCGGTCCTGGATCTACTCCTACGACCGGCACTGGCATTAGCATATTAAGCGAAGGATTTGTATTAGTAGGCATAAATATCGACCACGCAATCTGCGCTAGAGTTTAGAGCTAGAGTTAAAGTAGGTTGTTGATTGGTGTCTTGTTGATCATAAATATCAGCTGCTTGACGCTTACGCACTATGATCCACCCTTGTAGCTTACGATCAAGTCTATGATTTACTTTATTGTTACCAGTCACTAGCTTAACATTCTTAAGCGTAATACCATGATTAATAGGAAGATCAATGACTGGATCTAGGATAGCCGCCCATTTACTTTGAACTAAGCTAAGAGTGACGTCTGGAGTATTAAAACTAGGTAACGCCATTAAAAACCCCCATGATTCCACCCATGTGGACCTGTACCGCTGCCCCATGATCCATTAACGCGTACATCAGTTACTGTATCAGGGCGTCCAGCATCTTTATTAGCGCTACTCTCTTCGATACGTTTAATAAGCGCTTGCTTTTGAGCTGCTAGCACCATCACATCTGATTCTTCTTTTTGTAATATCTTAATAGCTACATCAGTAATTACATACTCAAGCCATCCACTAATAGAAGTAGTAGTCATATCAGTATCTTGGAGGAGTACTGGAAGTCTTGGGATGTATTGAATACGAAACGGCTGTCCACTGCTAGGTACTGGAATTAATTCAAGATTAGCGCCCATCCATCTATAGCTAGTGTTGAATACACCATAGATAGTAGAAGCTGTATTAGGATAGAAGAACTTGTTTCTATCCATAAAATTATATTTAGGTACAGTTACCCATCCGTTGTTAGAGGTATTTAAACCTAGATCAAGTCCTAATAGCTTATAAGCTGGTACAGGTACGAAATCATTACCAGCATCATCTTTAAATGTCAAGATACCATTTGGCATAGGATATAATCTTTGATTTCCACCTACGCTATAAAATACTGCTACTGGAGCTTTAAAGTAATCTTCTGATTGAGTGATCAGTATGTCATATAGCTCATATTGACTTTGATTGATCATTGAGTTTAGTTCTGGGAGTGTTACAAAGTTAGAGTTTAAACGGTCTGCACGCTCTCTACAACGCGTTCCTAGCTCTCCTAAGGACATCTCACTACCCATGGTAGGGACAACACTCTGAGGGCTTGTATAGCCACTGGTGCCGCTTAGATTGGTAGACGCTACTTGGTAGTAATAGATTGTCCCTAACGCTGCTGTGGTGTCTAGATATTTGTTTACTGCGGGACTTGCGATAATACTATATGTAACACCATCGGTACTACGTTGAATTGTATATGATGTAGCCCCAGCTATTAGGTTCCAAGAGAGGAATACTTTTCCATCCCCTTGTTGAACATTAAAATTGCCAGGTATAGCTGCTATCATCTATTCTCCTTTAATGGGGCGAGTGAAGTGCTTTACGCTCCACTCGCCATAACATCTAGATTTTATTAGAGTTTAATAAAAATGCTAGACTGATTACAGTGCCATCAGCTGGAGCTGTATTAGCTCCTGCATAATCTTTGCACTGTAGAATAAATTGAGCGCCAAAACCTTGATTCTTTGTAGGATCTGGAGCAATAGAGAGATTAGGATCTCCTACTGTTTCAATTCTACAGATACCAGAACCTGCGGCTGCTGTCGCCATTACTCTTGAACTTGAAGTATTAGCGGCTCCACCATCAGACGCTGCAATAAAGCTAACGCCTACTGCTGGTGTTGTACCATTAAGTACGCCCATTGCAGTCCATTTAGCTGCTGTAGCATCACCAAGAGAGGTGACGATATAAGCTACTCCAGGAGTTAATGCTGTGTTGTCGATTTTTAATGCTGTTCCACTTACTGGAGCGACATTTGCATTAAAACCACAAAGAGAGCGGTTGTAATTGTCTTCGAGTTGTACAACGATTACACCTCCACCTGTCGGTCCTGCTGGATTTGGATTACCTCTAGCTGGTGTAGCTGTCGTATGCATGAATACGTTTTTAACAGTCGGTCCTTTAAGAGACCTAATGCCTAGTCCATTACCATTTGTAGAATCAACTACGAAATTGCAATCAACTAAAGTCATGCCTGTGTGCGTGGAGTAAGTCTTACCCCCGTTTGCCCAGTTTCTTTTAGCCATGATTATTCTCCTTGAATAACGATACTTGAATCGCTAAGGTAAAATGAAAGACTAATTACTGATCCAGCAGCTGGAGCTGCAAGAGCGCCTGCGTAATCGCGGCATTGAAGAATAAATTGAGCGCCTTTATTAGCGCTAGGAGCTGGGTTACAAGATAGATTAGGATCACCAACTGTTTCGATTGAAGCAATATTAGATCCCGCTGCTGCGGAAGTCATTACTCTAGAAGTAGAACTATTCGCTCCTGCTCCTACGGAAGCAGCAATAAAGCTTACACCAACTGCTGGAGTTACGCCTGCTGGTACACCAAGTGTGTGCCATTGCGCGGTAGTAGCATCACCAAGAGAAGTGATGATATATGCTTGACCTTGAGTTAGTGCAGAATTATCCACTTTAACAGATGATCCGCTTACTGGAGAGACAATAGCATTAAAACCACTAAATGAGCGATTATACTTATCATCTAATTGAATTACGATTGTACCAGCTGCTGGATTTGGATTACCAGCTGCTGGAGTTGCACTTGTGTGCATATATACAGCTGTAATTGCTGGACCTTTTAGAGAACGAATCCCTAGTCCATTGCCATTTGTTGAGTCTACTACGAAGTTACAGTCTAATAAGACCGGCTTGACATGCATTGAATATATTTTCCCGCCAGATGCCCAATTACGATTTGCTATATAATTACCCTACTACTTTCTTAACAGCTCGAAAGCTGATTATGTTAGATTGGTCTGCTAACCCAGAGTTTGGTTGTAGATAACTGATTAAATTTGTTAGAGTTTTTGTATTATCTTGAGCCGCGCCTAATATTACATTGCAGCTGTGACATAAAAGTCCTCGAACCGCTCCTGTATTATGGTCATGATCTACGTATAATCGTTTTTTAAACTCAGATTGATGTCTCTCGCAACCCCTACATTTACCAGTTTGAGCTAGATAGAGCGCATCATAGTCAGCCGGTGTCATACCATATTTGCTGAGTTGACTCACTCTATTTTTAGCTTCTTTTTTATCTGGGTTTTTAGCGTAATATGCTAAACGATAAGTATCCTGACAGTCTTTACAGGCTGTAGTATAGCTATTACGTTTAGGGTAATAAGCACTGAGGGGTTTAGCTATGTGGCATCGAGTACAAGCCTTAAACAGATGATATCCTTATGTTTTTTGCTTAGAATTGAGCTAAACTGTTAGTTGAGCTTCTCACCATATCGCATTCTAAGCCTGCTATACAGGAAAGTCTAAGGATATCTCAGAGCTTCACTATAGGCAACTTGTCTTTAGGATTCTTGCTTTTTGATATAGTTGTAGTAATCTTTCCAGATTCGGGAATTGTATAGATTAAGACGAGCCATGATTACCTTATCTAGGGTAAAGTAGTTACACAGGCGATTAACTACTGACACTGGCATATGTTTATCTTCTTCTACTGAGATTAAAGTCTCAAGCGACCAATTAAGAGCTTTAATAAGTTGGCTACGCGAGAGATGCTTTTCTTCTCTGGCTAAGCGAATGATTTGGCCGAATGTGAGGATAGAGTAGTCGACTTTCAATTAGCAGTACCTCGTCATAATCTTGATTTGTTCAGCTTCATTTGCTGCCGAGTATGCTGCCGAGGATGCCGAGTATGCTGCCGAGTATGCTGCCGAGTATGCTGCCGAGTATGCTGCCGAGGATGCCGAGTATGCTGCCGAGTATGCTGCCGAGGATGCTGCCGAGGATGCTGCCGAGTATGCTGCCGAGTATGCCGAGTATGCTGCCGAGTCTGCTGCCTTGGCACTTATTCCAGGTGTTCTAGCTGCTTCAATAGCTGCTCTAACTCTCTTATCTCCAGGATAAGCTTTCTCGTAGTTAGCCAAAGTAAGCTCAGCAATATCAGCTGATACTAAGGGGATAGTTTTAATATCAATAGATCTAAAAAATACCCAGCATTTATCAGCGCTAGTGATATGAGTTAGCTCTAGAAAGTCACTGAGGTTACCTCTCCAACCAAGATAGTGAGCGGTCCAATTGTCAAATCGGTCCTGACATGGTTTAAGATTTTGTATATAAGACGTATTTACCAGTATTTTTGATTTAGCTTGTGGCTTTCTTCTATTCTTCCAAGCTTTAATGATTCTTTTAAACATTCTGCACATCCTTTTTTCCAAATTTAATACCGCAATAAGTACACTCTTTCATTTCATAATGTTGGATATTACCTGCGACTTCAATGTCATCTACATCAGTATCATCTACATCAATATCATATAGAGGTCGTTGATATTGAATAGTTTCATGTTCAGGGCATCCACATCTCGGACAACGGATCTTAATTGTACCTTGGGGCGTACAATTTGCCATGTTTTGTACCTTATGATGTACATCTACTTTTTGCATACTGCTCTCCTTATTTAATAAAGCGTTCATGAGAAAACGTCCATCTAGGATTTTCGTCTATGATAATCACACCATATGGGATTTTATCTAGTATATATTTTACGGTATATTGCTTATACAACACTAATGCCTCATAATCTGTAGCTCTCCAGGGATTAGTACCACTTGGATCGATACAAGTTACTAGGTCTCCTGATTTTAAGCATAATGCTTCTGCTCTAGTCATATCTACTCCTTATTTAAAGCTTTGATTAGTTCATCCGCATAGATTACAGCTAGTTCAGCGAGATACACCGTACCATCGGTATTAGCTGGAAGTACGTCAGGACTAGCCAATAACCCTTGTAAGGCCATTCCTGCGAACTGTGCTCTAAAATATTTACGCTCATCTAATTTCTTACATTCTTTATCGCACATATTAATACACCTTTCTTACGGTCCAACCACATTCATTTAAAGCTAATTCAATATTATCATATTGCCATGAAAATAGGCTAACATCTTTTGTAATGTTACCACAAGAGACATCAGAATGAAACATGGCATTTAAGAAATCCGATACACCATGCCACTCACGGCACTCTGAGGTGAGCTCACGCCAAGAGTGGAAGCGCTCCTGCTCATCGCCTTTAGCTACTATATAGGCGATTGGACGAAGCTCAACGCGAGGACTTTGAGAAGACATAAATACCTGATTCATACTAAATTCTCCTTACGACGAGAAACTCTTGATAAGAATCTCTCTAATTGTCTACCAGTCAGTTGTTCTACTTGACGATCACCATGGGGGATGACGATAACGGGGCGATTGTTGGCAGCTATCTTAGCTTCTAGTGCGCGTTTGAACTCATTAGCGGATTGAACGCGGTATTTACTTTTACGACTATGTAATTTTAGCATATCTCTTTTACCTCTTTGATTAGAATACATGGGATGGGGGCTGGAGTCAAGGGGTTATTTTATTTAAACTTGAAAATAAATCCTAAACGTCCTACTTTACCAGATTTGATTAGAGATGATATAGTTACACGATTTACATTTAAAGCCTTAGCTGCAGCGTTAACTGATTCGTAAGTAACGCCATTAGAACACTCTACGGTTTTATATTTACTAGGCTGCGCTTTACCAGTTAAAGTAGCGCTAATTTGAGCTCTACGTTCTGCTGATACTGGACGGCCTTTAGGCGCACCATTCATGCGATTCTTAATAGGACGGCCTTTGAGAGTAGCGCTGATCTTCGCTTTCGTATCGTCATGACAAGCTTTACTCTCTCCACCTAATTCAAGATTATACCCGTTTGGGGCTAAGGTATTGAAAGCTTTTATGTATGTGATTTCCATGGTATTAAGCTGTTCTAAGGTCTCTGCGGAGTCAATCTGTTCAATTGTAAAATTCTCTTTTCCATATAAACGAATAGCTGATCCTATCGCAGACCTATTTACATTTTTACCTAAGCAAGGGCGGGCGTGGTCACTCCATCTATCATGTAGTTTTTGAACTGTTTGTCCGATGTATAGTTTACCGTTAAGCTTGTTTGTTATTTTATAGATTATCATATTGTCTCCTGAGTATAGAATAACCTATATAAAAAGCAACGTCAATAAGTATTTTAAGTTTACCTCTCGATTCTGTATGTAAATGTATTTATAAACAAAAACCCCCGAATACATAGTATCCGAGGGCATTGTACGAACATATTACGAACAATAATCGCCTAAGCGCTTAATTGTACTACCATATTCCATCCGGGGGCGGAACATATGAGATTTCCATAATAGCCAATGCGGATCTCTAAAGCATCTGCATTTCCTACACGTAATCCCTCTAACCCCTCCATACCGTAAGTGAGTATGTGGGGCACCTTGCCTAAACTTCTCAACTTAAGTGTGCTCATAGTGAGCACGTAGGCAGTCTGTGGAGGAGCTGAACGGTCTGCTAGTACTGTGATCTTT